ACAATAATTTGACTCGTACTCGCCACAGGAATCCCGCTGGGTGCGGCTGAAACTATTCTTTTTTTAGGAACATATAAATTTATTCCTTTTTTAAAGTTTCCGAGTTGTTTGGTTTTCTTGACTATCATATAGTCAATATAAAGTTAAATTAACTTCTTTCCCAACAAATATAACTTGAATTCACTCCACTAACACTAACTATTCCTGTATAATTAAGATCACTTAAACTTCCACCATCACCACCTCCAGAAACAGTACTTGATGCTAGAACAAAATTAAATGAATTAGAAGCAGCAGAAGCTCCGTATTTTACATAAAGATTGCCGCTTTGTAAATTTTGAATAAAAAGTTCTTCACGATTAGCATTTGCTTGTAATACTGTTCCATTTGTTCCGCTTTGTGTAAAATTAGATATTGTCCCACCTTTTGATGTTAAATCATCTACTGTTATAGCTTCTTGGGCTTTATAAGAGTCTGTGGTTGCATCATAAACTAATGATATGCGTTTTTCTGTAGGATCATTTAAATTAATATTAGGCATAGTACCTAATATTACACATTAAATATAAAAAATGACTAGATAAAATTATCTAGTTTCTCGCCATTGTAAGCTCGCAAAAGTATTTGACTAATTAATGTACTTTATGTATCTTAACAAACTCGACTACAGTAGAGGTTCCTTGGTTAGTTTTGCTTATTACTTTATAGTTCAATTTATCTAATTGAGTTTTTAAATCTTCAAAGTATTTTTCATCAACTAAAACGAGTATACTTTTTTCTGATTCTTTATAATGAATCTTATTTGAGAACTCTTGACAAATTGCTATTTCTGCTTTCACATAATAATTTACACTATTGGGCTATATAATATTATTTTTCTTGTATATAGAAATTTTTATGGTTTTTTGGTGAAATTTTCTGTATGTAGGTTTTCGCCTCTTTGTATCCTTCTTTTGATAGGGGAAATACTCCATGAAGAAAATTATCGTTCTTTGATAAGATTGCGTAATATTTTTTTCTTTTGGTTTTGGGCATATTATTTTTTCTTTTGAAGGACTCTTAATTCTTTTTCTAAATTATCCATTGTTTGCATTTCTTTGTCGCTTTTATTTAATAAATATTTTAATTCTTTCATGTACTCTTCAAATTTCTTATTATAAGATGAGCAAAATTTATCGTTATCTAGTTCATCTAGTTTAGACAAGATATTAAAAGCTTTATTAGCAATCCACTCGCAAGTGGCAATGCAATAATTCGATCTATCTGTAAAATCTTTTACTTTATGAGCTTTTTTCTTTTTCATATTCTTCTAGTAAGGTTCTTAATAATTTTAAATGATGTACATCCCAATTGTCGCCAGTAGCATCTTTATCTTTGCTCATATTATCTTCCCAAATATTTTTTTCAATAATTTGATCTAATAAAGTATATATCTTTTGCATACTAGTATTATACATAAAATATTGATAAAAGTCAAAATCTAATGTAATATACATTATAGTTCTTTAACATTGGGCCCGTACTGGTTTCGATTTTAAGAAAATAAATTGAAATGCAGGTGGAGGTTGAATCGAGGACTCCTTAAAAAGTTTCAATTATATTAACTGCCAAAACAGCAAAATATAAAGGTCATGTTTCAGCAAGAGTTTCTCTTGTTGAGATGGCCGAATCTGTAGCCTAAGTTACAGCGTGATATCCACGATACATCTACTGGAATATTGCGTTATTAGATGTTTGAGTATTATAAGTTTTTTTATTCTTATAGTATTCAATATTCAAAATAAAATAGCTAAGTATGTTTGTTCTTTATCTATACAAGGCTAAAAATAAAAAGAACTAAACTTGTAGTGTTTTAATTTAGATTTTTAAAAGACAGAGGTTCAATTCCTCTCGGGTCCAAGCAAACGAATCCCTGTGTCCGCATTTTTACTAGACAATACAATAAGATTCATGTATGATACTTATATGAAGATAAAAAAGACAAAAATAATTTGCGCCGAATGTGGTAAAGAGCACGAAATAAGACAAGGTGATTATAATAGAAAAATTAAAGCTGGCCAAGATAAATTCTATTGCAGTTTAAAATGCTCTGGAAAAGCTGATTACAAAAATAACCCAAGTAAATTAGAAAAAAATAAAGGTAATATTAGTTTACTAAAAGGTTATGAAGCTAATAGATTAGATGAATACAGTCCTTTTAAATACTCCTTAAATAAAGCTAGATCAAGAAGCAAAGAAAGAGGAGAGGAAACGGATTTAACTCTGGAATACTTAAAGGAAATTTGGGAAAAGCAAAATGGTTTATGTACATATACAAATATAGTCATGGAAATGCCAAGAAGTTCTCAAGATGAAGATATTAAAAAAAGCCCAACAAAATTAAGTCTCGACAGAGTGCATTCTCATACTGGTTATTTCAAAGGAAATGTTGAATTCGTTTGCTACTGCGTTAATGTTATGAAAAACGACTTTAGTAAAGATCAGATGCTGGATTTTATAGAATTAATTATTAAAAATAATGTTAAAATTTGATAAAATATTAACTGAAGATCAAGCTGAATTATACTCATTAAGAGTGCTTGATTGCAAGGATGTATTTAATTCTTATGCAGACAATAAGTTTAGTACTTTAGGTGCAGCAAGTTACGCTAATGGTTTAGAAGAATATAATTTAATTAAAAATAAAATCAACCCAGTTATTAAAAATAACTTTTTAGATTTGCTTAATATTGTCAAGGACTACTTAGAGTTAAGCATAAATGAACCTTGTTATTTTGATGAAAATTTAAGTTATCCAGGATTTCATATATTTTATACAGATCATAAAGACGCTTTATTGCCATTGACCTCTTTGCATATTGATACTCCTTATGAATTACATAAAAATTATTTATTAAAAAAATATAGTGTTGTTGATTTTGATTCGCCTATTACTTTTACTTTATGTTTAAAATTGCCTAAAAGTGGTGCAGGATTATATTATTGGGATAAAGATAACTGGGACAAACAAACAGAAGAACAAAGTTACGAATTCTATTCTGATGTTTACGACAAGTATTCAACAATTTTTAAAACAAATACTCCAAGCAGAGAAGACTATGAAAAGTTTCTGCAACCAAAAATTCTATCTTATGAAATTGGTAGTATAGTTTTATTTAAAGGAAATCTGCTTCATCAAATCGCGCCGTTTTATAATCCCATTTATTCTGATGAATCAAGAATCACCTTGCAAGGGCATGGAATTAAATGCGATAACAAGTGGTTGCTTTATTTTTAAATTTTACTTTTATCACCAGAAAATACGACTTCAACATAATCATTAAGTGCGTGATTTAAATAAGCTTTAATAAAAGACTGCATTCCTTGTAATGTATTAAAATTATATAAACTATTATTTTGATATACTTTATAAGTATTAATTTTCTCCAATACATCGCATTTATTAATTATAAGTTTTGTTACTCCAGAGATTTTAAGCGCATCAATTAGTTTGTTCAAATTAAGCCAATTGACTATTCTTTTTCTTCCAGTTGTAGATCCAAATTCTTGACCTATATCAATAATCATATTCAACTCCGAATCTTCCCAAAGAGATTCTGGAAAGAGTGGGTCTACTCCACTTTTGGTATCATAAATTTTTGCTACTCCAATTATCTCTCTTATTTTTTTAGGACTAAAGCCTAAAGAACAAGCAGAGTATGGCAGAGTCTCACTACTTGTAACATATGGATAATCTCCATAATTTAAATCCAACCAAAAGCTTTGCGCTCCTTCGCAAAGAATTTCTCCATAAAGCTCTCCATCCCAAAGATATTGTTTATCTAAATAATTTCCAGCAAGTTTCCCAGTTCGTAAAGCTTTATCTGCATAAGCTGGAGCAATTCCTTGCCCAGTAGTTCCAAGTTTAGGTTTTAAAAATTTAAGATCATACTGAATATGTTTTTCAGTAATGATATGGGCTTTAGGGCTTACTTTGATTAAAGATGTATCAAATCCCTCTTTCTTTAAGTACTCTATCTCATCAAAAAATTTATCAATATTGATAACGCAATTTGGACCAATGACGCTAAGTTTATTTTGAAAAACACCACAAGGAATGATATGAGTTTTATACTTTTTATCATTAAGATAAACTGTGTGACCTGCATTGGGGCCACCATTCCAACGACAAACAATATCATAATTTTTAGATATTGCATTACTTATCTTGCCTTTGCCTTCATCGCCCCAAGCTAATCCAAAGATGATGTCAACTGCTTTGATCATTTTTAGCTAATTGTTCTTGAGCTTTTTGAAGTCCATCTAGGTAATCGGTAAGAAGTTTTTTGCAGAAATTACTGCCATCTGCTCCACAGCATTTTTTAAATTTTTTGTTATTGATTTGGCAAAAATCATTTCTCTGCATTTTGGGAGCAAGCCTTCTAACGGGTGCTCTAAAATAAGCTTGAACATATGGGGTTATACCATCTTCTTCTTTTTTAAGATCATCATTCATAAATAATTTTTCTTTTCTTTCCTTTTCTTTTTATATCCAAAGTAAGACAATGGATTCCTGCGTCCCAAAATCCTCCGTGCCTTATTTTGCATACATGACAATTAATTCCAAACGTTTCTAGTAATTTAAAAACTTTTGGTTGTTCTGTATTATATATTATATTTGTTGGATTGACAACTAAAACATTTGATTCAAAAGCTACTTCTTGAGCGTACCCTTTCCATTCCATAAGCCAATAGTTTAACCAATCTAAAATGGACTGATCATTGTTTAAATCAAGTTTATCTTTGAATTTTTGTGTAGATTGATAAAAAGTATAAGAATCAAAAGGTTTATATAAACCTTTAAGTTCAACGATGTATTTGTTGCGTAGACATTTTGGCACCCATTCTTTGGACGTACATAAAACCATATCATCATTAGGCATGTAAAATCCATGATCAATGTGACCCCAGCCATTCATAATTGTTTCTTCATTCCTAACGATATTCCCTGATAAATTTCTTTTCATCCATTCAAGCCCAAGCAAAGTTCCTGGCCCTAAGTTATTAGTAATAATATCTTCTCCACATTTAAAAAAATTTGCGGTATGCCATAACAAATGATTTGAATATTTTTTATATAAATCATTCGGAGCTATATCTACGAGTTGCCAATTATCGTCAGGAGCAACTGAATTTACCAAATCAAAATATGGACTAGGCAGGTATACCTTTTCAGCTCCAGAGTTTGTAGCTAAAAAGAAATTTTTCATATTTGGAGGAGGTTGACTAATCCAATTGTAACCTTCTTCGAATAAAGATAAAAATATATCATAATATGCTAATGAATCTACATATCTATCTTGAAAAGAAGTATAGGTTTGGTATAAGGTTTTGTCATATGCAAAATATTGATCTCTTGGTACAAGAGGAAAAGATGGGTTTCTGATTGTAAAGTCTCCACATTTTATATTTTGACTGAAATTAATAATTTTAGGTCTGTGTACTTTTACTTTAAATGTACTTGTAATATAATTAGCTAAATTATCTAAGTCTTCTTTCGTTTCAGATAGAATTAAATTAAAAGTTTTTCTTACATCTTTCGATACTGGCCAATCAGCTGGAATTTCAATTGGACAATTTCCAACTATCACTTCTTCTAATTGATCCCAATTTGTAAAAATGCTCATTTTATTTTTAATATTTTATTTAAATAAGATTTATCCCAAAATTCGTAGTAAGAAGTTTTAGATAAAATATCTCTAGCCTTATTCAATTCTTCTTTAGGTTGACAAAAAATCATATCATATTTATCATTATCTGTTCTAATATTATTAATATAAGTTCTTTCTGATTTACTATTGTATAGAAATATAAATTTTTTATATTTACAATTTAAATTATCGCAAATTTTTTGTAAAAATTTAGGAGTATATTGTTTTTCTGTATCAGAAACGAATATTACTAATTCATAACCATGGGGAAAATTTATTATAATGTTATCAAGGTCTGTGCTAATTATTTTATATTTGGCTTTTTTTGCAAAAGGACAAATAGAGTGTCCACCTATGTTTTTTTGTGGCTTAGATATCTTATCAATCCAATCATTGATATTGATTTTTTGCATTTATAATTCTTGAGAAGGATTCCTGATATCAAAAATAGAAGCTTTAGAAGATTCGTTTTTGTCATTTTTAACAACTACATTAGTTTCATCAAAAACTTCAATTACCTCTCCATAAAAGTGGTCTAAAGTGTTATAATTTGTTATAACTGCCACTCTTTTACCAAGCATTCTCTTCAAGACATTTAGTTTTTGTGTATTTTTTTGTTTCATCTTTTAGAATTATATATTATATATTAGTTAATATCAAGCTTTTTTCTTAATAAAAACTTTTTCTATTATTGATAATCCCTTGTCGCATCCTTCTTTATCTATTGTCAAAGGCGGTAAAGCTATTAAAGAATTATTATCTCCAGAAGTGCACCACATCAATCCATTATTTATAAATTCAAAGAATAGTCTACCTACTAAATAAGTATTTGGTGTTCTGTCGACTTTATTGATTAATTCAACGGCTATCATTAATCCAATGCCCCTTACTTCTAGTGTTTCTTCTGGATAATATTTTTTAAATAGTTTTTCTATATTCGTTCTTAAATACTCTCCCATTGTAATTGAATTTTCGCATAGCTTATCTTGTTCTATAATATCTATATTAGTTTTAGTTATACTAGTTGAGTATGGGGTCCAGGAGAAAGTAGCGGAAATATCTCCAAATTTATATTTTTTTAAATATTCTTCTTTCACAAGAACTGCTCCAATTGCGGAATAACCAGAAGATACGCCTTTAGCAAGTATAATTGCATCTGGTTCAATTTTAAAATAATGCGAAGCAAGCATGTGCCCTATTCTTCCAAATCCAGTAATTGCTTCATCTAGGATAAGGAAAATATTTCTTTTTTTACATATTTCATAAAATTTTTTCCAATAATCTTTATGGGGTATAATAACTCCTCCGCTACCTAAGATTGGTTCAGCTATAAATATTTTTATGTCTGGATTATTATCGAAAAATTCTTCTACTTCTTGCATGGATTCAGAATAGGAATTTGGCGGATCTAGTTTAATTGATTCATAACCTTTTCTAACGAATGGAAGTTTAAATTTTACTATTTCTCCCATTCCAAGCGTGGCTTGACTCCATCCATGATAAGATCTTTTGAATGTACCAATTTTGCCATTGGTTATATTAGAGAAAATTGATAAAGCTACTTCATTTGCATTTGCTCCACCAGTAGCTCTTAAACATTTATACTTAGATTGTGGAAAAAAAGAAATTAACTTTTTAGCTAGTTCGTCAGCTTCTTGAGTAGGCATCCAAGGAGGGGCGTAATTTGATTTATTAATTTGCTTTATTTGAGCTTGTAGCATTTTAGGGTTCTGCCAACCAATATTGGCCACTCCATATCCTGCAGAAAAGTCAATATATTCTTTACCTTCTACGTCTATTAACGTATAATTTTTGGCAGTTTCAAACGCTGCTGGAATTAAATAAGCAGATGCCATATTATTTTTTAATGATTTGTATAGCAATTTATTGTTCATTTGATTAGCACTTTATACTTTCGTAAATTTCGAGTTGATCTTTAAGCATTTTTTCTAACAAATCTCTTTTATAATAATTACCTCGATATGATGTTATTTGCTCCTCATTAAATGGCTTTATATAACAATCAAGTAATTCACTTAATGATTTACATGTTTTTTTAATTTCTGAAAATTTACCAATATAATTGAAGTCTTTAATGTTTTCATATCCATAAAATAATTCTTTTATTGGTTGATATTTAATTCCATTGTAATAAAAATATATTGGAATATCATTTAATATCATATCTATATATTCTTCTAATGAATGATATTGATTAGCTTTAAAAACCATACTTATTCTTTCATCTAAAGATAATTTATTTATTGCGTCTAGAGATAATTTATTTGCTTCATCTAAAAATTTTTTATTTGTTGCAAAATTCCAATAAGCGAAAAGTTCGTATATTTGATCTACTGGATGATTTATTATCGTAAAATGAAGATCTTCTTGTTTTTTGTTTAAATTAGAGGTAGAAAAAACTCCATAAAGTATGCCTTCGAATCTTTCGTGTTTTAATGTGGCTGGTATCATTTTAAGTATATCATTCGAGTCTCTATAATCGTTTTCATTACATAATAGATAAGGATAATGAAACTCTTTGATTTGTTTGTTTTCTATATCTGGATCATATAAGTCTATTCCATCTAATATAGAATCAAGTATTTTTGGATACAATCTTCCTGCCATTGCTTGATATATTATCATATGGAATATTATTCTTTATCATCAAACCTTGCGACATAAGATATCATTCTAAAATGGGCTTTTCTTAAAGATTCTATTTTAGAGGTTTGATGATCCCGTTGGTGAAGGATTAATTTGTTTTCTAGTAATATTGCTCCAGAGGTTGGTATTAGTTCGTTTTGGCTTTTAAAAATTAATATATCTCCAACTTTTAAATCAGCAATAGATTGAGGATGAATTTTTTTAAAATTATTTTTTTGTAACCAGTCTTTTCTATATTCCCATGTCCAAGATAGATTTTCGTCTGGTTTTTTTGATCTTTCTGGCTCTGGATCTGTTATGAAGATTTTTAATTCTTGAACAAGATGTCTTTCTAGAGTTGCCCAACAATCGTTTACCCCATTTTGGTAATTTAAATTAATGTATTTTTTATAATGAGAATATTTAATTGGATCAAAAAAATAAAATTTATTTTCTATAACATTATAAAGAACATAAGGAATTTCAGTTTTTAAACTGGTATCTATATCTTCACTAGAAAAACCTCCTCCTTTTACATGAGAATGAAAGCACGCTAAAATGTCTCCTTTTTGTTCACATATTTTTTGATCCATCGGATTTATTAGAAATTTATTCCTTTTATCTAATGATATATTTTCACATTCTCGAATAAATATTTCTTTTTTAAAGATAGAAATATAAATTAATCCACAAAGTTCTTCCTTGGTGTTACTTAAGGAATACTCTTTGATTTTTTTTAATATATTTTTATTTAAAAGATTATGCATACTTTTTATGTCTTAAAATATATGATATATATCTTGAGTGTCCTTTTCTAAAAGATTCTAAAGTAGAAATAAAATTATATCTTTGATGTAGAATTAAGTCGTTCTCTAGTAATAAAGCCCCATGAGTTGGTATATTTTCTTCAAAACCAGTAAAAACTATTATATCGTAAATTTTTAAGTCTTTAATAGTTTTTGGATTTAAAACTTCAAATCCAACTCGATGATATTCACTTTCATATTTTTCAAGTGACCAAGCGTGTTCGTTAACAGTTTTAAGATCGTTATATGATAAGCCTATCCTTTTTGGACTATTTTTTAAGCTTATATCTAAATCTAGTTCATTTTTATAAAAATCTACTATTAACGTTTCGCAATCTGTGACCCCTAATTCATAAGGTCTATTTATATATTTCTTGTAACATTCTTTTTCTTTTGGATCAAAAATATAAAATTTATCACTTTTAATATTATAAAGATAGTAAACAAGATTATGCTTAAAACTATTTACAATATCATGAAAAGAAAAAGATAAATTTTTAATATGGGAATGGAAACATCCTATTATATCTCCATATTGTTTTGCATATAGATAACATAATGGATCTATAGCAAATGACTCCATTTTGCTTAAAGAGATATTTTTACTTTTTAAAAAGATTTTATTATTTTCTACCTGTACGACAAGACCGCAAGCTTCTTCTTTTTTATATTTTAATGCATGTTCCTTGGCTTGTATTAAAAAGTCATTTTCCATGAGCAAAACCTTCATACATGCTGTTGGGGCTATTTCTCACTGCTTGTATTGTGTCATTCCATAGTCCACCTCGCATATCTTGTAGATTTCTGAATCCTAAATAACTCATAGCACTTCTTAAGCCATTAGTAAAATCATAAACTATGTCCTCTATAGTTTTATTTTCTACAATAGGAATAAGAGTATTATCTCCTTCAACAAAAAGATTTTTCTTTGTCCCATCGTGAAGGTCATAATCTTCGACAACGTCTTGACTTGCCATTCCTCTATACTTAGCGAATCTTTTTCCATCTATTTCAATAATATTTTCATCATCAACTACATCAGCTAATCCAGCAAAAATTCTTCCACAAATAACTGCGTCGCATCCACTAGCAATAGCTTTAACTAAATCCTTTGGATAACGAATACCGCCATCAGCAAGTATACTTGGTCTATGTTCTGGATTGGGTTTGTCTTGTTTGAATAGATCAACTTGCGACAACTCCCAATTCCTTACGGCTTTCCAAGCGTAATAATTTCCAGTTAAACTCGGACATCCAATTCCAGTTTTTACTTGAGTTAAACACATCGAACCTGGTCCAATCAAGTGTCTAAACCCATCTGCTTTTAAATTCGCTAATCTATAAACACTTTCTTTAGTTAAAGTATTACCGACAATGACATCTTGAGAAAATCCAGAAGTTTTATACCATCTAAGAAAATCTTCAACATTCTTGGCCAAACCATTAGCAGTATCCAAAAAGTAAATATTTGTAAATGCGCTAGTAGCTCTAATTCTTTCTTCTGCGTCTTTTAAACCAATGGCTGTAACACAAAAATTACTTTCATCTTTAATAATTTTAGCTTTTACTCTTTGGTCGTCAATGGACATAAATCTATGTAATACTCCTGCTGCGCCAAGTTTATTAATTTTAATACAAGATTTAACTGAAGATACAGTATCCATTGGGGAAAGAATAATTGGAATTTTAATATTACAATTCCTTGATATCTTAGTAGTTGTATCTACCTCTTTCCTAGAGGTTATATCTGAAAAATTTGGGAGTAATGAAATATCATCGTAACTTAAGGCTTCTTTGAATTCTTGTTTTTGCATATATTTTAACTTATTGTAATCTAAAATTACAAATAAGTCAATAGATTAATTAAAAACTACAAATTAATTGATCTGGTCTATTAAAATGATATATATTAATTTTAGAAGCCGAAAAGTGTTTTTTTATTAAGTCTTTATGTTCAATCAAACATTCTTCATTAAAGTATGATGTTACTCTAGCTGATAGCACTTCAATTTTATTTTTGTATTGGCATTTACAACCTATACTTAAATTTTGATATAAATTTTTAATTAAAATTGTAGTTGGAGACGGAAAAGATTCATAAATAAAATCTATTATTCCCGAATATTTATCTGAACTTTTAAAATCTAATTCTTGCAGCATAAATTTTTAATATAAAAGAATAAAATTATAGATGCTGTATATACAACAAATACAAATTTAATCTGTATTAATATTACACTACAAAATATAGATGTCCAAAACCCAAAGCAAAATGGACAAGATAAAAGCTTTGTTATAAAATTCCTATTAGAATATTGAAGATAATCAACATAATGAGCTGGCATGCCTAATGTTTTTATATATTCTTGATATCTTAAGAAAAATGTTTTAGAAAGACATTTGAAGTATTCATAAAAAGCATCCGTTAAAAACCATACTATTAATATGGTAGTATTTAATGATATACTTAATATTAAATTAATTACCACCGACTCCATTGGCAACTGTTCCTGCTGGAAATGGCAATCTAATAATTGAATTAGAGTAATTCTTATAAATATAACCACCTTGAACTGTAAAAGCTGGGAATGGTTCTCTTACGATTGAATTTTCATAGTTTCTATAGATATATTTTCCTTGCATTGTGTATGCTGGAAATGGAGTTCTTACGATTGAACTGGAATAATTCCTATAGATATAAGTAGGCTTTTCTTGAGCTTGTAAAGTCGCGGAAAGACTAGCTAACAATATTAAGTATATAATTTTCTTCATTTGAGAATGATAATAGTTTTATATAAAAAATGCAAGTGTTTTTTGGTATATTTTTATATATTAAAGAAAAATGCTCTTGTTTCGGTTCTTTTTTATAAGAAAATACTTCAATAAAAACATTTGAATTATATAATATATTGTTAATTGGAGTACAGTCGTACTTCTTATATATGTCAGATGGAATTATATTAAAATATATATTTGATAAATAAAATCCAGATTGTATTGCGCATAATCTACTTGGAATAATGTCATTATTATAGCATGAAAAAAATTTATAATAGTTTAAGGCAACTCTTTCTGGAGGAATTGCATTTTCATGTATTTGATTTATAGGTATGATTATATCTTTCATTATATTTTAATAAGATCTATTTTGTAAAAGTTAAAAATATCATATGATCCTTTGTCGTTATTATAATCTTCTATATAAAAGACTTTTTTAATTCCATATGAAGCTATATTTAAGGCACATCCCGAGCAGGGTAGTAATGTGGTAGCCATAATATAAGGCTCTTCTTCTCTTTTTATTCTAGATAAAGCGTTTATTTCTGCATGGATTATATATCTTCTTCTGAAGTCTCTGTCTAACCAAAATTTTCTATCCATATCAACTTTAGGTAATAGTCCGTTATAACCAGTTGATAATATCCTTCCTTCTTTATTCATTATACAGCATCCGACCTTTTTATGAAGGTCTTCTGATCTTTTAGCGCATTCTTTTGCTACATTTAATGCTAGTTCTGCGAATGATATTCGACTCATAGTTTATAAAATAAATATGCTGAAAATATTATTAATAATATAAAAGTAATTTGCATGTTTAACATCTTATCATAAAACTAATAGCTTGACAAGACATTTTATTTTTATTATAATGATAGTTATGATTATAGGTATAACTGGTGTCGCCAGATGTGGAAAAGATACATTTTACTCTATACTTAAAAAATACTTAGAGGAAAGGCAACTAAAATCTCAAAGATTAGCCTTTGCTGATGATCTTAAAGAAGAGCTTAATGGATTTACTAAAGAAAAATTTAAAATAGATTTATTTAAATGCGATGGTGTGGATAAAGAATTAGTACGACCTTTAATGGTGGCTTACGGAAAATGCAGAAGAAGTCAAACAGAAGGTAAGTACTGGACATCTAAATTGGACCCTAAAGTAGAAAAATTATTAAGAGAACAAATTGTTCCAATTATTACTGACGTAAGATACATTGAGTATAAAGATGACGAATACTCATGGTTAAAATCTCATAATGGCATATTAATCCATTTGTCTAGAAAATTAGATGATGGAAGTTTTGTGCCACCAGCAAACATTGAAGAAAAAGCGAATGATAATAAATTGAAAGCTGTAGCTGATTTTTCTATATGTTGGGAAACTTGTCAAGATACAAATTTCTTGTATGAACTTATGCAGAAAAACTTAAGGAATATATATGACAGACTTAGACCTAATTAAAAATATAAAAAATAACCAAGATAATGAATCTCTTAAATGCCTAATACATAGACATAGTGGAATTTTTTGTGAGATTATAAAAAGATATCAATCTTTTATAGCTCAAAAAGGCCATGACCCAAAAGATCTTTATGAAGATAAAGATGTTATCGTATATCAATCTGCTCTTTCTTTTAATGAAGATAAGAATGTGAAATTCTCTACTTGGTTAGGGAATCAAGCCAGATATCATTGTTTGAATTTTTTAAATAAAAATGCCAAATTCTTACCTACAGATAATGAATATCTTCAAAATATGATAGAGAATTCTCAAGATCAAAAAGAAGACATGCAAAAAGAAAATTGCGATTATTTTCTTAATATTCTAAAATCCTTAAAAGATAAAAGAGTATATAAAATATTTAAAATGCGTTTCTACTCTCCAAAAAAGAAAAATCGTTCTTGGAATGCTATTGGTAAAAAATTAAATATAAGTACCCAAACTGTTATTAATATATATAACAAGCACATTCATTTCTTAAAAGTCAAATCATTTAAAAATAATTTTAATGATCAGATATAATTTCTTGACTTTTTATTATAATAGCAATATAATCATAAAATATGAATACACAACAAAAAAATAATAGTACTAATACAGAAGCTAACCAAAAGAACAACGATTGGTCTAAAAGAGAAATCGGTGCTCTTTGGAAGAAGGATGGTCCAAGTCAAAAATATCTATCTGGATATTTGACGATTGATGAACTTGGAACAAAAACTAAAGTAAATGTAGTAGTATTTAGTAACAAAAATAAATCAAAAGATACTGCTCCTGATTTTAGAGTATATCTTTCAAAAGAAAATGCTCCAGCTCAAGCTTCTGCTAAAGCTACTATTGAAACTCCAGCTAAAGCTGTAGTCGCTCCAGTAGCCAAAGTAAAAGTTAAGCAAGTAGAGGAAGTCGAAGAAGATCTACTATAATGGATCTAGCTTGTAATTTACCTTTAAACAATTTAAGTTTCGGGCAAACATCATTTGCTCTTATAAAAAACTTATATGAAAAGGAATTTAAAGCTAAAATATTTCCAATTGGAGGAAATGTAGATCTATCCTCTCAAAAGTTAGATCAAAATCTTGGCGCATGGATAAAAAATTCTATTGATAGAGCTAATTTGAGTTTCTCAAGAAAAGAGAAGATATTCAAACTTTGGCATATCAATGGATCACTCGAAAGTTTTGCAGAACGTCAAGTTCTGTTTTCTTTCTATGAATTAGATTCTCCTACTGCTGTAGAGCTTAATATAGTAAAAAATAATCATAAGGTTATATTTTCTTCTAAATATACTTGTGATATATTCAAATCTCTTGGATGCGACAATATTGAGCATATTCCATTATTTTTTGATAATAATAATTTTTCCGTAAAGGATAAGAGTTATAGTTCAGATGATAGAATAGTTTTTAATCTAGTGGGCAAATTAGAGAAAAGAAAGAATCATAAAAAAGTAATACAATCTTGGCTTAAGAAGTATGGAAACGATAGAAAATATTTTTTACAATGTTCTATTTTTAATCCATTCTTAAAACAGGAAGATCAAAACGCATTGATTAATTCTATGTTGGAAGGAAATAGATATTTTAATATTTCATTCTTAGGACATATGCAAGCCAATGAAACTTATAATGATTATTTAAATAGTGCAAATATTATTCTAGGAATGAGTGGTGGTGAAGGGTGGGGATTGCCAGAATTTCATTCTTTAGCTTTGGGTAAACATGCTGTAATATTAAATGCTCATACTTATAAAGATTGGGCTAATGATAATAACTCAGTTATGGTAGATCCATCTGAAAAAATAGAAGTATATGATAATATGTTTTTTACAAAAGGCTCTCCTTTTAATCAAGGTAATATCTTTTCGTTTAAAGAAGAAGCTTTTATTGCTGGTTGTGAACAAGCAATTAAGAGATACGAGTCTAATAAAATTAATACTGCTGGTCTAGAACTTCAAAAGAAATATACTATAGACAATACAGTCTCTCAAATATTAAAATTAATGGAATAATATGCCAGAATATTTATATCAGCATCCTACTGATGGAAGAACGATTTGCTTAATTCAAGGAATCAATGACAAACATGAATATACTGATGTAAAAGGCGTTAAATGGAATAGGCTATTTACTAGTCCACAGATAAATTCTCAAGAAAAATTATCAGTAAATTCGAGTGATAAAGATTTCGCTAGGGTAACTTCTTCTCAGCGAGGGAATGTTGGTGATCTTTTCGACAGAAGCAAAGAGCTTTCTGAAAAGAGACAGCAGCTCTATGGTAAAGATCCAGTTAAGAATAAATACTTTAAAGACTGGAGTAAAAAACGCAATGGAAAGAAACACCCTAAATCACATTCAGATTGATTTATTTTTTATTTAAATGGTTTTGTATTATATCGAAATTACGATCTAATTTCGCTTCTATTCTATCAAAATAAACTTCAAAAGATTCTTTAGTAACATAAGTAGTACTTATCTTTAAAGCTAAATCGGCTATTTCTTGTTGGTGCTTTCTTCCTTCTAATTCCATTTCTTTTCTTAAAGTAATAAAATCGCTAAAGGTTTTATCATTAATTTCCTTCATAAGATTCTCTTGTTTATCAAAAAGAGAGAACACTCTAGTAAACAACCATCCTCCGAGAAAGGATAAAGCTCCTAAAATGACATTAAATAGTATTGTAATATCTAAATTCACATAGATAATTACACATTAATATATAATTATTAGAGTTTTAAATCGCCAAAATCTTCGTCTTCTATATCTGTTTTTCTTGCACCAACTTTATAGCTAGAAATCTCAGTTTCTTGAGGGGCAACTTGTACTTTGCTGCTATCTAGATAACTATCATGCCATCCGCCAATAGGGTTATCTTTTTGATTAAATATCTTCTTATAACCCAAACTTCTTAGTCTACTATCACAAAGCCATTTAGAGTAACCATCTAAAACATCAGCATTTAATCCAAGTAAACTACCATTACTAAAGAGATACTGAGACCATTCACTTTCATTCTTTGCGGCTTGCTCATAAAAAGCATAGATTTTATCTTCACTTTTCTTGACTATACTTGTAAAACCTTCCTTGTCTTCATCTCTTAATATTTTGAGTAAATTTTGGCTTACTGCAAAATGAAGAGCTTCATCACGTTGAATGAATTTTATAATTTTAGAATTGCCTTCCATCTTACCGCGATATCCAAAATAGAAAGAACAAGCAAAAGAAACGTAAAATACAAGACCTTCCATTACGTTGATAGAAAGAATAGCATCAAAAATCTTTTGTTTAGGATCTTTCTTATCGTCATCTCCAAGAATTTTATCAAAGTTATTTCTAATTAACTCTGCGCGGCTTGTAATTTCTTTATCTTCCATAATGCTATCAAAAAATTTAGTAGCATCTGGATATACATTATTCAAAAGATAAGAATAAGAATAACTATGAATACCTTCAAATTGAGCCCATGTATTCATGCAAATCTCAAGTTCTGGATTACTTACGTAGTCTTTAAGAGAATGAATACTTCTGGAAAGCATACTATCGCCAAGAGTTTGAAATCTTAAATTACTGTCAAAAACAAATCTCTCTGTGTCTGTTAGATTATTATAATCACCACGATCTTTTCCTAAAGCTATTTCATGAGGCCACCAAAAATTTTCATTTTGTTTTTTAAACAATTCAAAAAATATTGGATATTTAAAACGATCATATCTTTGAAGATTTAAATCTTCACCAAGAAACAATGGTTGTTTTGTAGTATCTATATTCTTAAAATTTAATACTGTTTTCATATGCTTATAGCTTACACGCACCGCTAGAACAATCTCCATCTTCTTTTTGATCTAGGGATTGCTCTCTATCTCCATCGTCTGTATTATTATAATAAAGGCTAATTAATCCAAGACTATATGCGTACATGATTTCTTTCATTACTTTAGCATCTGGTAATATATTGTTTTCATAATGACTATAGTTGTAGTATACATTAGTTGATATAGCCATGTCAATATATTTTTGAATAACTGCATTAATTTTTAATATACCAGTATTATCTTTAAGATCATAAGCTAATTCGTAATTATCATGATACTTACCAATCCCTGGAACCATAACTGGAAGTTTACCCATTTTGCTGGTTTTATAAGTGATAAGACTACGAATTGGTTCTACTCCATTTGTAGAGGATTGAATAACAGAACTACTTTCACAAGGCATGCATGAGGATAATGTTGAGTGTCTTAAACCATGTTCTTTAATTTGTTTTCTCAACTTTTCCCAATCAAGAGATAGTTTTCTTTTACATATTTCATCTACTTTATCTTTATAAGTATCAATTGGTAATACACCTTTAGAATATTTTGTATGATTGAATTTTTCACATTTACCTTTTTCTTTAGCTAATTCTAGACTACTCTCTAAAAGATAGTATTGAAAATGCTCCATCCATTCATCAATAACTGATAACGATTTATCTGAGCTATATTTTAATTCATTTTTAGCGAGGAAAGCTGCTAGATTAGTGATTCCAATTCCAAGGCTTCTTCGTTTTTTAGCAAAATTTTCAGCAGCAACATTAAAGTAATCTTGAAGTTCAATGATTTCATCAAGAAATCTTACGATAAGATCGCAAGTCTTTTCAAGATCTTGCCAGTTTTTTATTTCTAGCATATTTACTGCCGAAAGAATACACATTCCAATTTCCCCATTCTTGTCATTGTAATCGTTTAATGGAATAGTTGGATGGATAACTTCTGTGCAAAGATTACTCATTGTAACTTTATCAGACCAAGCTCCATGCTCGTTAGCATGATCTACATTAAGAATATAAATGCGACCAGTTTCAACTCTTTCTTTAATTATCAAAGAGAATAATTTTCTAGCAGATACTTTCTTTTTTAGTTTTAATTTTTTAGATTCGCATTCTTTATATACTTTATCAAAGTCTCTAGTCCCCCAAGCTTCATAAAGTTCTGGAACTTCTGAATTATTGAATAATGTGACATCTTCATCTTTCAAAACTCTATCATAGAATAATTTACTCATACCAACTGTATAATCAAGCTTACGAACTCGATTGTCATCTGTTCCAGCGTTATTCTTTAATACAACAATATCTTCAATTTCGTAATGCCACCATTGAATATTGCAAGTTGCACTGCCACCTCTTAAGCCATTTTGTTGCCAAGCTTTTACGCTACTCTCATATATTTTTAAAAATGGAATTAAACCAGTGTGTACAACTTCTCCGTTCTTAATGGGAGAACCAATCGCTCTAATTTTACTTATATCAATACCAATTCCACATCTATTTGCTGTGGCCATACTTACAGCAGTTGCACTAGCTGTAATACTTTCTCTTGTATCGTCTACTCCAATCAAACAGCAACTAGCATAATTTCTGCTAGAAGTTCTAACTCCAGCCATTACTGGCGTTGGAAGATTGATTTTGTGTTTACTTATAGCATCATAAAATTTTCTTACATAATTTAATCTTGAATCTGCTGGATATTTTGCAAAAGCATAAGACGCAATTAGTATATATGCAAATTGTGGAGTTTCATAAATTTGACCAGTGGTTCTATTTTTAATTAAATATTTATCACAAAGCTGTTTAATTCCAGCATAAGTGAAAGTAAAATCTCTTTCATGATCAATAAATTCTCCAATTTTATTAATCTCATCCTCAGAGTAATTCTCTAGAATAGAACCATCATATACTTTATTCTTTATTCCTTGATTTAAGAACTCTGATAGTCTCGGAGCATGCTTGCCCTTCCAAACATCTTTTCTTAATTGATAATTCAAAAGTCTCGCTGCGACAAATTGATAATTTGGTTTTTCAGTTGAAATCAAATTAGCAGCACTTTCAATCAATAGGTTGTGTATTTCTTTACTTGTTATACCATCATGTATGTTTATTTTCGCATTGATTTCTATATCTGTTAAACTTACCCCAGTATAACCATCAATTGCCCAGTTGATTACTTTATTAATTTTTTCTACATCAAATTTTTCTGTTGCACCATTTCTTTTCTTTATAATAACATTCTTGCTCATATTTTCTTTCTAAGGTAAAGAATAGTTTACAGTGTTTTTAATTTTTATAAAAGAAAAATAACTAAACTAGTGTTAATAACTTTATATCGTACTAAACAAGTGTACTGATCTAATATCTTTTCTTAATAAATATTTCCCAATGAGCTCCTTCAAAGCAGAGCTTTCCCTGTGTTTTACCACAAGTTCGCTTGAGCCGTTAGTTCAATTTCCCAATTGAGTCCATAAGCCTTTCGGCTCCCTAACACTTATCGGATGTCGGTAGGATCATCCATCGCGTGTTAGCCCTTTCACCTACACTCCCAGAATTTCTTCTGGTTTCTCAGGTCGCAAGCTCTGTTAGCGTTGCCTGACGTTAAGAACTAATCTAACTCACCATTTTAAGGAGTATGGCAAACCTTTTCGCCTTTCAGCGAGATGTCGTAGTATAATACATGAATCAATATATTTTGTCAAATAAAAAAGTAAATAGGTGTAATAATATACATGCCGATACCAAATCCAAAAGACAAAGAAAAGCAAAACGATTATATGGGTCGCTGTATGGAGTTTATGAAAGATGAAAAATATCCTCAAAAACAAAAAGTTGCTATTTGTTTGAATACTTTTCGTGGTCCACAAAAGAAAGCTAAGGGCGAAATTGAAATTGATTTCTCTGAACAAATCAAAAATCTGCATAAAAAAGAAGTAAAAATAGAAGAACCAACTCATACAGCTGTAACTGCACCAGTAGAACAAACTAAAGCCTAAAATTCAGATTTATTAAATATCAAATATAAAGTATTGACTGATATTAATTTAATCAAATTAATTGACATTTTTATAATAATAGCTTACCATTATCTATGGTAACAAATAAAAAGATATTATGGATATCTGATTATAGCTTATCCCATTCTGCTGGAGGAGCCCAAAGAAGTAATGATATAATTATCCAAAAAGGCAGAGAATTAGGATATTCTATATTAGAAGCAAATTATAATTTTAATTTCAATATTGAAGATTTTAATCAATATGATATATTAATTTCATCCAATTTAGAAGCAATATACAAATTGCATTCTAATATCATAGATAAAATAGCTTCTCACAAGTATCATGTTAGACTTGAGCACGATTCAAATAGATACTTGAAACAAGAAGATAGAGAAAAACTTTTTAGATCTTGTAAAAAGACAGTATTTTTAACTAATTTTCATCATAAGTTATTTATTAATAATTATGGAAATATTTTTAATGATGTAAAAATCGTAGCGGATCCTATAGATACAGATTTATTCTACAATCAAAACCAAGAAAGAGAAGACAAGATTTTATACGTTGGATTTATGCATGAGCTAAAAGGCACATTATCGTTTTTTGAATTTGCTATGGACAACCCTCAATTACAATTTGTAGTTGCTGGATGGGGAACAAGAGTTTTTAATTTTTTGGCGACCAATACTCCTAATGTACAATATCTAGGAACAGTCTCCCACGAAGAAATGCCTAAGCTTTTTAATAAATATGAAACACTTTTTTATAATCCAATTATACCAGAACCATTCTGTAGATCAGTTGCGGAAGGTGCATTGTGTGGAATAAAATTAATGTCATCTAGTTCAAATATTATAGGATGTATGCACGAATTTCGAGAGTTAGGTAAAGAAAAATTTATTGAAAATTGCAAAAATGCTTCTAACTATTTTTGGGAATCAATTATACAGTAATGACTATTATATTAGTCATAAATAAAACTCTGTCTAGGGGAACAAATTCACATCTAGATTCTGGATATTATAATTTTTATATACCATTACTAGAATTAGGACACAAAGTATTTTTATACGACACGATAAAAGGAAATGGAAAACCATTTCAAAATTTAGTAAAAGAAGTTAATCCAGATCTTATTATTTCTATATTGACTGGAAATAAAAACTTAACGCCATACGAGCCAATAGAAGAAATAGAATCTATAACGAAAGAAAACAAAATAAAGACATTTAATTGGTTTTGCGATGATACATGGAGATTTGATACTTTTAATAAAAATATTTGTAAAAAATTTACAGTATGTTCAACACCAGAAGCGAATTATATAAGTAAATACAAACAAGAAGGATATAATAATATATTATTAGGTCTATGGCATTGTAATCAAGACTTAAGAGTAGATTCAGATAAAGTATTAAATGTCACTTTTTGCGGCGGGCTGACAAATTCCAGAGCACAAAACTTTAATTATCTATCGCAAAATAATGTAGATTTAAAATATTTTCATGGATTATCTTATGAAGACGTCTTAAAAGCTTACTCTATATCTAAAATTGGATTAAATTTAACGGTAAATGATAATGATGTAGATAAAAAACCTCAAATGAAATTAAGAATATTTGAAATTCCAGCTTCTAAAACATTTCTGTTAACCGAGTATATAGACGATCTTGAAAATTACTTTGATATTGGGAAAGAAATCGAAACTTTTAAAACTATAGAAGAAGCAAAAGAAAAAATTAATTTCTATTTAAAAAACGATTCAGCTAGAGAAAATATTGCTAATGCTGGTTATCAAAGATTTTTAAGAGATCATACTTCTAAAATTAGATTAAATAATATAATAAATCAGATAGAAACCTTATGAGAATTTATATACAGTTTCATCCCGCCCATGCAGGAAAATGGATTTATAATGGATACGCACACGCATGGTTGTATCATGGATTTGAAGTTAAATTTATTAAATCATTAAATGAAATAGATCAAAATGAACCCTATCATTTGATGATAACAGATGGTATAATTTCTGAAAATAATATTCAATTTCTAGAAAAAAGCATTAAAACTATTCTATATGTATCACCAAATTTCTATCCAAAACCATGGGGAGATCATCCAAATTGGAAATGCCCACTTAATGAAAACCTTATAGATAAAATTAATCAACTACCAAATATAATTAAATGGAATTTTTCAGATGTAAAAAATCAATTTTTCTTTATTTGGAAAAATGTAATTACATTACCATTAGCATTTGATAATATAAATTATTCTAATTCAATAAAAGATAAATATGAATATGACGTTTGCTATATTGGTGGTTTAGCTGATAATGGATTTAATGAAAAAATAAAAATAATGCAAGATACATTGACTCCATTTTTAGACACAAAATTGAAATGCGCTTTTTTCGTTGCTCAGAACTTGTCTCACGAACAAGAAAATTATATATTAAATAACTCTAAAATAGCTTTAAATATACATGACGAATACCAAAGAGTAAATCAATTAGATTGTAATGAAAGAACCTTTAAGGGGTTAGGAGCAAATGGTTTCTTAGTGAGTGATAAAATAGAACAATTAAATAGACTTTTTCCACATGTTTTTATGTCAAACAATCCGCAAGAATTAGTTAATTTTTGTTTAGACTTTGCATCGAAAGATGCGAATCATATAAATGAAGAAAAATTAAAAAATCAAAAAATGATTGAGTCTAGCCATACTTATATTAAAAGAGTAGAGTATTTATTAAAAATATGAAAATCAATATTTTTATACCTAACTATAACAAAGAAAATTTTGTTCTAAAATGCCTATCTTCGTGCTTAAATCAAACGCATAAAGATTTAAAAATTATTTTTATAGACAACGAAAGTAAAGATAATAGTTTAGATTTAGTTAAAAAATTTCGAGATGAAAATAAATATGACTTCACGATAGATAGTGCTAAAAATATTTATCCAAGATGTTGGGAAGAATGTATATACAAAGCTTTAGAATATTTCGATGGAGATTTCTTTACAATTGTTGGTTCAGATGATTGGCTTGATCCAAATTATATTGAAAACTTTTGCAAATGGTTAGAATTTAAAAATAAAGAGATTTTAATAGCTCAATCGGCTTTACTTTGGATGAAGGATGGAGCAAGAGTTAACTTAGTCAACCATCCCTATTCTAATATTGAAGAATTAAAATTGAAGTTAACATTAGGCTGTTACGTTAATACTCCGACTGTTTTCTTTAATAAAGAACTTGTGAAAAATGGCCTTTACAGAACTTATCCAAAACTTTATAGTGGAGCAGCAGATTATGATTTATATTGTCAACTAGTAGATAAAAATATATATATAGAAAATATTGGAGAATGGATCGGATATTGCTATAATATTAATGATACTCAAGCAACTTGGCAAATGCATGGGGATACAATTAATTATTCAAATGTTATTCGTAAAAAATGGAGAGACAAATGGAAGATCTAAATAATATTCTAAATTTGGTTAAATCTTATATAGATAATAAACCTAATACTTGGGAACCTGGAAAAGACTGGGTCCAATATGCTGGACCATTTTTTGATTCTACGGAATATACTTCAGCAATTAGTACGCTATTAAATGGGTGGTTAGTACTTGGAGAAAAAGGCATTTCATTTGAAAATCAATTTCCTAAACTTTTAAATAAAGAATATGGAATATTAACTAATAGCGGAAGTAGTTCAAATTTAATAATGATGTCAGCAATGAAATCAAAAAGATTATATAATTTTCCAAATGGAACAAAAGTAATTACTCCAATCGCTGGATTCCCAACCACAATAAACCCTATATTTCAAGTTGGATTTACCCCAGCTTTTGTAGACATCGACTTAGATACTCTTAATTTAAACTTAGATCAAGTAGAACAACAAGCCAAAAATGGTGCAAAAATTATTACATTCGCTCATGTATTAGGCAATCCACCAAATATGAGAAGACTTATGGATATTATAAAAGAATATAATTTAATCCTACTAGAAGATTGTTGTGACGCTTTAGGATCAACATACGACAATAAACCTCTTGGTAGTTTTGGAGAATTCGCTAGCTGTTCATTTTATCCAGCACATCATATGACAATGGGAGAAGGTGGGTTCATAGCATGTAACACTTATAATCAAGAAGTTGTAATTAGAAGTTTTAGAGAATGGGGAAGAGGATGCTATTGTGTTGGTAAAAAAGCTAATCTATTAAAAAATGGCACATGTAAAAATAGATTTTCTAATTGGTTGCCCTCTATACCAGATGAAATTTTTGATCATAAATATATCTATGATGAAATTGGTTATAATTTAAAACCTATAGAATTACAAGCAGCAATAGGGTTATGCCAAATGAAAAAGCTTCCAGAAATTCATACTCGTAGAAAATTAAATCATATGAGATTAGTTAAAATATTTAGTGAGTTTGAAGAATATTTTATATTACCAAAAGCTACAGACTGGGCAGATCCAAGTTGGTTTGCTTTTGCGTTAACCATTAAAGATAATGCACCATTCAAAAGGAAAGATATTGTACATTATCTTGAAGATAACAAAATACAAACAAGACCATATTTTGCTGGTAATATTATGTTGCAACCAGCTTATGATGGACTTATGGATAAAAATGAAGTAATTAATAAATTTCCAGTATCAAGAAAAGTAACAACTGACACTTTCTTTCTTGGTACAAGTCCAGTTATAGGAGAAAAACAATTAGATTATATAGAAAATACAGTATATAATTATTTCAAAACATTATGAAAGTAGTATACATAACAGGATGCCTTGGTTTTATAGGTTCTTATATAACTAGATTATCCTTAAATAAGGGTTGGCATGTTAAAGGCGTAGATAAAATAACATACGCCGCAAACCAAGATCTTCTTAAAGAGTTTAATAAGTATCCAAATTTTTCATTTGTTCATTGTGATATAAATGATCTTAAGTTTTTGTACGATTGCGATTATATTATCAATACCGCAGCAGAAACTCATGTTGGCAACTCAATAAGCAATAGTGACGATTTTATACATTCAAATATTGATGGTGTGCATAATTTATTAGAATTAATTAGAAACTACAGACAAGAGCATACAACTGTTCCTACTTTAATACATTTTAGTACAGATGAAGTTTATGGAGATGTTGATCATGGAGCGCATACAGAGAAAGACCTATTGAAACCATCAAATCCATATTCAGCAACAAAAGCAGCCGCAGACATGTTAATCTTAGCATGGGCAAGAACTTATAAAACAAACTATATAATTGTAAGACCAACGAACAATTATGGAATTGGTCAATATGTAGAAAAGCTTATTCCTAAAGCATGCAAGTATTTAAATTTAGGCAGAAAAATACCATTACATAATTCTGGATCACCCATTAGAAATTGGCTTCATGCAGAAGATACCGCAAATGCAATTATAAAAATTATTGAAAGTAATGTTAAAAATGAAATATATAATATTGCAGGTGGATTTGAACAATCAAATCTTGATACAGTCAAAAAAATCTTAGAGATATATCTGAATACAAAAGATTTTAATTTAGTAGATTACATAGATCTTTCATATTCTAGACAAGGACAAGACGTTAGATATGCTCTAGACGACACCAAATTAAGAAGTTTAAATTGGAAATCGAATAAAGTCTTTGACGAGGAAATAAAAAGCATAGTTGATTATTACAATAATAAATTTATATGGTAAAAGAAGATTTAATAAATTTTGAAAAAGAAATAGCTGATCTATTTAATTCTGGTCAGATAAAATCTCCAGTTCATCTTTATTCTGGAAACGAAGATCTTATGATCGAAATTTTTAAAAACATTGATATTGAGAATGATTGGGTATGTTCCGCATGGCGTAACCATTATCAAGGTTTATTAAAAGGAATACCTCAAGACATATTAAAGCAAAATATTATACAAGGTAAATCTATGGTAGCTAATTTACCACAATATAAATTTATATGCAGTTCTATAGTTGGAGGGATTCCTTCAATTGCAGCGGGTATTGCGATGTCAATTAAAGTTAAAAATAAAACTAATAAGGTTTGGTGTTGGGTTGGCGACATGTCTTCTGAAACTGGCGCTTTTCATGAGGCTTACAAATATAGTTTAAATCATGATCTTCCAATTACATTTATAATTGAGGATAACAAGAAATCGGTATGTTCGCCAACTCAAAGGATTTGGAACAGAGAAAAGCCATATTATTTAGATAAAGATTATACTGGAGGTCTATTAGTTCAAAAAAATTTAATATACTACCAATATGACAATCAAAAATATCCTCATGCTGGAGCAGGGAAAAGAGTACAGTTTTAATTTTATGAAATACTTTGAAGAACTTAAAAAAGCAATGACCATGCTATCTGAGCATCCCGATACTCTTTTTATAGGACAATCCATAGAATATGAGGGAACTGGTCTTTATGATTCGTTAACTCATATACCAGCTCATAAAAAAATAGAACTACCAGTAGCAGAATATCTTCAAGCGGGCCTAGCGAATGGAATGGCAATAGAAGGTATAATTCCAATATCTACTTATCCAAGATGGAATTTTTTATTAATGGCAACAGATCAAATAGTAAATCATTCAGATAAATTCAAAGAAATGTCAAATGGAAAATGTCTTCCTAAATTAATAATTCGCGTTGCGGTTGGTAGCGAAAGGCCAATAGATCCACAATGTCAACATAAAGGAAATTTTTCAGAAGCATTTAGACTGATGATGAACAATACAGAAATAATTGAATTGAAAGAACCAGAAGAAATTTTGCCAGCATATATAAAAGCATTAAATAGAAATGATGGAGTTATTACAATACTTGTAGAATTTGCAGATTACTCAAAAGAAAAATAACTTTTACAAATTAATATGAAAATTTTTTTAACTGGAAGTAATGGTTATATAGCTAAAAATATATACGAATACTTTAAAGATCGATATGTTTTCTTTCTAGCTAACAGAGAATCAGTAGATCTTACAAACATAAATGATTTGAAAAACAAAATAACAAATTTTAAGCCAGATATAATTATTCATACAGCAATAGAAGGAGGCAGGAGAAATGAAGCTGATACAGCAGATATGGCTTATAGGAATATATTGATTTTTGAAAATTTAATATCCTTTAAAGAGCAAGTTAAATTTATTTTTAATATTGGATCTGGAGCAGAATTTGATAGGTCTAGAAATATTTCTTACGCAAATGAAGAGGATATATTTTCTGTATTACCAATTGATTATTATGGATTTTCTAAAAATTTAATATCAAGAAAGATAAATATTTTAAATTCAAATATAATAAATTTAAGAATATTTGGCATCTTTAATCATAAAGAATTAGTCTCTAGATTTATAAAAACTAATATTTTGAAAATTCACGAAAACGAAGAACCAATTATACATGAAAATAAATATATGGATTATATATACATGGACGATTTTTTAGAAGCATTAAAATATTACTTAAATATTGAAAAACCAAAATACAAAGATATTAATATATGTTACGAAAAAAAATATAAGTTAACAGATTTAATTAATTTAATATATATAAATTTTAATAAAAAACAAAGAATAGATCAATATATGGTAAATGGATTAAGTTATACTGGAAATGGATCTAAAATAAATTCTTTAAATTTGCCATTTAAAGGAATAGAATATGGTATGAAGGAAATGATTAAAAATATTATAAAATGAAAAATACAGCCTGCTTCTTCTACTCAGACTCAGAAAAATATTCAAAATTACTAGAATGCGCAATGAACAGCTTTGAAAAATTTCATCCAGATATACCGATTATTCTATTAACAAGAAAAGACCCAAATATTTATCAAGCAGTAGATAAATTTCAGCAAGCATTAAATATATGTTTGTATAATAATTATGAAAAGGCAATTTTTCTTGGTGCGGATACTATAACATGCTCAAGGCTTGATGAGTTTCTAGAATCCGAAGAGGACATACTTGCCACGTTAGATTATCCTTATAGATTAGTTACAAAATATGTAGCAACTCCAGATGATCAAACACATGTCAACGCTGATGTATTATGTATTAATAATTTATCATTTATGTACAAACTTTGTGAGATAACCACGAAATGTCCAACAGAATATTGGGAACAAGGAGCACTCAATCAAATAATTTGGAATAGAATTAATAATTATTCTTGTAGAATAATAGATGCGCCGTATAATACATCAAAAATTATCTATAATACCAGAGCAAAAGGAAATATAATTGCGCAATCTGGAGAAAAGCCATGGCATAATTATACCCAGCATTGGAAAGTCTCGGATAATAAACTATACTCGCATGACAATAAACAAATTAAAGTTTTTCATTATTGCGAAGGTCTTGGCACACTTAATAATGATAAATTTGAAGAGATAATAAATTACTGGATAGATACAGCTTTTAATAAAGAAAGCAAAGCATTTTTTGAAGAATATTGTAATTGCGGTGATTTTTTTAAAAAGCAATTCAAAATATGAAGATTTTAATAACTGGTGGAACAAGCATGGTCGGGAAACACCTTAAAAAGTATTTACCTAATGCAATTTATTTATCCAGCAAAGATTGCGATTTATTTGATAGCAAAAAAACTAGAGAACTTATATTAGATACAAAACCTAATAAAGTAGTGCATTTAGCCGCGAAAGTTGGCGGAATAATGGACAACATATCTAACCCAGTAGGATTTTTTGAAGATAATATATTTATGAATACAAATGTTTTAAAATATTCATATGAAGCAAAAGTAGATCAATTCATTGGTATTCTCAGCACATGCATCTATCCAGATCAAGTTTCAGATAATCTCTATCCAATGAAAGAAGATTTATTGCATTTGGGACCACCAACTCCAACTAACTTTTCTTATGGCTACGCTAAAAGATGCTTGGCCGTTCAAATTGATGCTTATAATAAACAATTTAATACAAACTACAATTATCTAACGCCTTGCAATTTATATTCAGAGCACGATCATTTTGAAGGAAATAAAGCTCATTTCTTATCTAGCTTAATTCATAAGATTTATCAGGCTAAAATTAATAATACCAAAGAAATTAATTTAATGGGCTCTGGATCCCCTTTAAGGCAATTTATGTATGCGGATGATTTAGCCAGAGTAATACATTTATTTATTGAAAATAACATTATTGAAAATTGTAACGTATGCACAGATGAAGTTAAAACTATTAAAGAAATTGCAGAAATAGCCTTAAAAGCTTGCGATGCTTCGGATATTGATTTGGTATGGGATACTACTAAGCCAGATGGTCAATACAGAAAAGATGCATCTTCAGATAAACTATTAAACATTTTTAAAGATTTTAAATTTACTTTTTTAGAGAATGGAATCAAAAACACATATAATCAATATGTGGAAGCTAAACGAGTCTAACTTTACTTTAAAAGATAAGTGTAAAATAGCCAAATTCTTCTTTCAAAAGAAAGATATGTGGACTATGGGCGATCAAGTTAAAACATTTGAACGCAAAATGGCGAAATTTGCTAGTTCAAAATATGCTGTATTTGTAGCGAATGGTTCAGTTGCTAATACTTTAATAGCCATGTATCTAAAAGACAAAGTATATAAACCAAATAAAAATATAATAGTATTTCCATCTACAACGTGGGTCACATCGGTTTCGCCATTCATCAGAGAAGGTTTTACCCCAGAATTTATTGATATTAACCTAGATGATTGGTCAATTGACTTAAACAGCCTAGAAAAATTTTTAAAATCTAAAGCTGAACATGTAGCTTGCATTTTTATCACAAGCCTTCTTGGGTATACTCCAAATATTAATAAAATCAAAGAATTATCAGAAAAATACAAGGTAAAAGTAATGATGGATAATTGCGAAAATACTTTTGGCGAATTTGAAAATAAAAATGTTAGTTCTTTTTTTACTTCTACGACTAGCACTTACTTTGGGCATCAACTGCAAAGCGTTGAAGGTGGTTTTGTTTTTACGGATTGCAAGGATGAATATGAATATTTTTTAATGGCAAGGAATCACGGCATGTCAAGAAGCGTGCCAGATCCAAAGCCTTTTCTAAATAAAAATGTAGATTCAAGATTTGATTTTCATTTATTAGGCAATAATTTCAGAAACACTAATATTCACGCATTTATTGGGCTTCTAGACTTTGAAAGAATATCATTTTATATAGAAGAAAGAATTAAAATATACAAATACTACGAAAGCAAATATCAACACGCAGATTTATTACCTAAATATTTTGATGACAGACTGCATGTACCATTTTGTATACCAATTATTTGCAAAAGCAAAGAAGAAAGAGATAAGGCTTTAGAGTTTTGCAGATATAATCATATTGAAACAAGACCTATAATTTCTGGCAATTTACTAAAACAAACATGTTTTCAAAAATATGGAGATTATAAAAAATATAAAAATAGCGAATTTTTGGATCAATACGCTTTTTACGTTGGCCTTCATAGTAAAGTAAATAAAAATATTTTAGATAAACTGCTAAAATATCTCAATAATATCTAATATGAAGAAAATTATTATAACTGGTGTTAGTGGTCAAGACGGTTCTTATATGGCGGAACATTGTTTAGCTTTGGGGCATAAAGTCTACGGGATAGTAAGAAGGTCATCTAATCCAAATTATAGTAATTTAATTAATGTAATTAATAATGCTAATTTTAAATTTGTTTATGCAGATTTATCTGATTTTTCATCCATTGAAAATGCAATAAGAGAAATAGAACCAGATTATTTTATTAATTTTGCCGCTCAATCTTATGTAGGCGCAAGCTGGGTAATGCCAGAGCAAACATTTGATATTACTGCCATGGGTGTTTTAAGATGTCTAGAAGCTATTAGAAAAAATTCTACAAAATGTAAATTCTATAGTGCTGGATCTAGCGAAGAAATGGGAAATGTTGAATACAGCCCACAGGATCTTAAGCATCCATTGAAACCAAGATCTCCATATGGAGCAGCAAAAGCAGCTGCTAGACATATAACTAAAGTTTATAGAGAGTCTTATAATTTATATGCAATTCACTGTATTTTATATAATCATGAAAGCGAAAGACGAGGAGAAGAATTTGTAACTAGAAAAATAACAAAAGGCGTAGCAAGAATTAATTATGCCTTAAAAAATAAACTACCATTCGAACCAATTGAATTAGGAAATTTAGATTCAAAAAGAGATTGGAGCCATGCTAAAGATTTTGTTGAAGGAATATGGGAAATGCTTAATCAAGAATCTCCAAAGGAATATATTCTTTCTTCAAATGAAACTCATAGTATCAGAGAATTTGTAGAAAAATCATTTAAAAATATTGGTATTGATGGACATTGGATTTATATAAATGATGGCAGACCAGAAGACGAAGGATATTATCTAAAAGATAATAATGGCAATCATGTACTATTGGTTAAAGTTAATCCCAAATTTTATAGGCCAGCAGAAGTCGATCTATTATTAGGAGACTCTTCTTTAGCTAGACAAGAGCTAAATTGGGAGCCTAAAATTTCATTTGACAATCTAGTAAAAAGAATGGTAGAATGGGACGTTGAAAATTACAAACCATAAGCTTTGCCAATTTATAATTAAAAAATACATTAAAGAAAAAGTTAATTGGCCAAGAGAAATTAAAATAGCTCAAAAACTTACTAAAATATATAAAAGTTATTCCTATTGGAATAATTTAAAAGATTTAAAATTACCTAGTCTAGCTTGGTTCTTAACACAAGAAGGAAAATGCTTTATGGCTACAGAAGCTATAAAAGATAAAGTAGTTATATCTAAACCTCAAAAATACAAATTAGAAGAAAATAAAATAGGTGAAGATAAAAAAGTTTGCCAAAAGCCCAAAAGCCTGTTAGAATTTATTACATATGGCAAAAAAATCTAAAGAAGAAATTATTGAATCATCTGGCCCCAGTGCATCAGATAGGCTATTATCGTTTTTAAAAGACAATAAAGAAGATCATTATAATTTTGAAGATGAGGTATATTATAAGGTATCTACTGGTAGTTTAAACCTGGATATCGCTACGGGTGGTGGTTTATGCCCAGGTTTGCATAGATTTATCGGAATGAATGAAGGTGGTAAAACTTCAGAAGCACTTGAAGTTACGAAGAACTTTCTTAAGTCAGTAGAAAGTTCTAGAGCCTTGCTTTTTAAAGCGGAAGGAAGATTAAGCAAAGAGATCAAAGAACGTTCTGGAATTAAATTTGTAACTGACCCTAAAGAATGGGTCGATGGAACTTGCTTTGTATTTGAATGCAATATTTTTGAAACCGTTTCGGAATTAATGAAAGATCTTATTCAATCTAATGATGAAAATAAAAGATACATATTTATTCTTGACTCGGTTGACGGATTAATGACGAAGGGTGATTCTCAAAAAAGCATGACAGAGGCAACAAAAGTCGCAGGAGGAGCGGTTATCTCATCAATGTTAATGAAGAAAATTTCCCTTGCTCTTTCTAAGCGTGGTCATATGGCTATTTTTATCAGTCAGGTTAGATCAGATATTAAACTAGATCCTTATGCTGCAAATAAAGATATTCGTCAAACTACAGCTACTGGTGGAAATGCATTATTACATTTCGCTAATTGGATTCTGGAATTTGAACCAAAGTTTAATAAAGATCTTATTCTTGAAAAGCCAAATGAAAAATATGACGCAGTAAAGAATAAAATTATTGGACACAATGTTAAGATCGCAATCAAAAAATCAACTAATGAATCTACAAATTCAAAAGTTCAATATCCAATTAAATATGGCCGAAAAGATGGTTCATCAGTTTGGAAAGAGTACGAAGTAATTGATCAAATTCTTTCTTGGGAATTTGCATCAGCTAAAGGAGCATGGGTAACATTCTCAGATGAAATCATTGCCGAACTAAAAGAACAAAATTTAGAACTTAAAAAACAACACCAAGGTATAGACAATCTAAGATCTTATTTAGAAGAAAATAAACCAATTGTTGATTATTTTTATAATAAATTTATTCAAACTCTTGCGTCATGAGATTATTAAATGTTAACGGAACTCTCGTTAACAAAAATGTAAGTAAATATCTAGTAAATTGGAATGGAAAATGCAGAAGTAAACTGCAATTTAAATTCAAACAATTCTTTTATCCTTACTGGAAGAATCACATTGTATATGAAGAGTTTCCAGTTTATGGAAGCATGCTTAAAGTTGATTTATTAAATGCAACAAAAAAGATAGCAGTTGAGATACAAGGCGATCAACATGAATCATTTAACAAATTCTTCCATGATAATTCTAGATTTAAATACCTTCAAAGCATTAAAAGAGATGTTAAAAAAGAAAAATGGCTTGAAATGAATGAATTTAAATTCCTTCAAGTCTACGAATCTGATTTAAAAACTTTATCACCACAATATATAGAAGAAAAGTGTGGAATTTTAATTATTTAAGTGTAAAATTAGTTGGTGACTAATAAGAAAAAATTTAATTTTCCAGACGCTCTTTTAAAACAAATTGACGAATGCAGTTTTGGCGGATATGTTCTTTTTAATTTCTCAAATAAAGGTGAGCCTCAAGTATTCACAAAGTTTGATAATCAAATAAATGCTATGGCACTTTTATATTATTTAAATACTTGGAGTCAAAGCGTAGATCAACTTAACTTAGAAGCCACAACAGATTTAATTGCCAGAAAAAATGACGAAGACGACCAAGAAGACGAAGATTAACTTGACTTTTAATTTTTAATATAGTATCATAACTGTTGATGATTTATTCTATTCAAGTAGAACGACATGTATTAAGTGGCTTAATTAAATATCAAAACCTATTTGCAGAAGTAGATATTTTCTTAAATGATACGGACTTCTTTAATGAAGTTCATTCTACTATATATTCTGTTTATAAAAGCATAGCTCATAAAGGCGAAAAAGTAGATAAAGTACTTTTAGCAGAAAAGATTAAAAATCTTGGTATATCTTTTAAAGACGATATTAACATATTTGACTACATCGAAAACTTGGCGTTCTCTCAAATCACAGAAGAAGCCACGATGAACGCTTGCAAAGAATTAATGAAATTAAGAATACGTAGAGAGATAATACAAACAGCAGATAAATTAAAATCTTTTATAACAAAAAATGGTGACGACGCAATCGATAAAATCATAGCCGAAGCAGATTCTATTTATAATAATAAAATTTCATCTTACATCTCAAAGGACGAGCCAATCAATTTATTTGAAGGAGTCGAGGATATAATTGAAGAATTAGGAAATAATCCCAAAGAAGACTCTGGTTTAATTACTGGTTATCCAGAGTTTAACAGACTTTATGGTGGTTTAAAAAATGGAAACATTTATGCAATCGTAAGTCGTCCAGGTCAAGGAAAATCTACTTGGATAAATGACATATGTTTTAATATAGCAAAGAATCCAAAGAACAAAGTAAAAACATTAATTCTAGATACAGAAATGCAGACCTTTGATATTCAATTAAGAATGGTATCCTCTATATCAGATGTACCCATGTGGTATCTTGAAACTGGAAATTGGCGTAAAAATGAAGACATGACTAAAAAAGTTAGAGCAGCTTGGGCGCACGTTAAGAATTACGAGCATTATCATTATCACGTTGGCAGTAAAAACATTGATCAAATCTGCTCTATGATTCGTAGATGGTATTTGTCTAAAGTAGGCAGAGGAAATCAAGCTCTGATTGCTTATGATTACATTAAATTAACTGGAGAAAAGGTTGGGCAGAATTGGGCAGAGCATCAAGCGATTGGAGATAAGATTGATAAGCTTAAAAGAATTTCAGAAGAAATTAATTGTCCAATCGTGACAGCTATGCAACTCAATAGAACTGGAGAAAACTTTAATAGAAACGCTTCAGCAGTTGTTGATGATAGTTCAGCTATTTCATTGTCAGATAGACTACAATGGTTCGCTTCATTCGTAGCGATTTTCAGAAGAAAAACATTAGATGAATTAGCTTTGGATGGTCAACAATTTGGAACTCATAAGTTAATTCCAACTAAGACTAGATTCCAAGGTAGAGAAGCAGCTGGTCATCAAGATTTGGTTAGAAGACTAGATGCTACTGGCAAAGAAACATGGGCGCAAAATTATTTAAATTATAATGTACAAAACTTTAAGATTGAAGAACGAGGATCTTTACATGACATCGCCACAAGACAAAGAGAACAGTACCAATTAAATGACCAAAGCGCAAATGATGGAGAATTATTATGAACGTAAAATTAATATCTATAACTAAACCAGATATTGAAGGACTACAAAATGCAGAAGATTTAGTTGCTTATTGTGCCAGAGTAAGTAATCCATCCAATCAAATGAATTCAGAAAGTGCTCCAAAATTACTTGGCTTCTTGATTAAACACAAACATTGGAGTCCATTTGAAATGGTTGATATGACGGTTGAAATTAAAACCAGCAGAGCAATTGCAGCGCAAATCTTAAGACATAGATCATTTAGTTTTCAAGAATTTAGTCAAAGGTATAGTGTCGCAACAGATTTTGAAGATATTGAATTCAGACTGCAAGGAGATAAAAACCGCCAAGTAGGTGAGAACTTATTAGACCCAACAGATTTAAGATATGCCGATTTATATACTTCCGTCCAAGAAGCGATAGAAGCTTCAACTATAGCTTACAACAAAATGATTCAAGGAGGAGTAGCAAAAGAAGTAGCCCGAATGATTCTTCCATTAACCACAGAGACAACAATGTATATGAAAGGATCTCTTAGAAGCTGGGTTCATTATATTGATTTAAGAACAGAAAAGAATACTCAAAAAGAACACAGATTAATCGCAGATGAATGTAAAAGTATTTTTATTAAAAATTTTCCAACTATAAGTGAGGCATTACAATGGAAAGTGGAGTAAATATTCACGAAGTGTTAACCAACATAGGTTATTCACTTAAAGATTGTGGAAAAGAATACAGAACAAGACCAATCTATAGAGATAGCGATAATGATTCTGTTTTGAGAATTTATAAAGATTCTGGAAACTGGGTCGATTTCAAGGAGAACATAAGTGGGGATTTTGCTACTTTAATTAAACTCAGCTTAAAACTGGAAACTCAAGATCAAGCGAAAACATGGCTTAAAGAAAAAAACTTTGTTGGAAGTACCGTTCTCAAAGACGAAAAACCAAAGATTAAATCTACAAAAACTTTTGATAAAGATTTACTTTTAAAATTAAAAAAAGATCACTCTTATTGGACAAACAGAGGAGTCTCTCAAGAAACTCTAAAGTTGTTTTTGGGTGGAGTAGCGGATAATGGCAAGATGAAAAATAGATATGTATTTCCAATTCTTAATAGTAAAAAAGATATTGTAGGATTTTCTGGAAGAGATTTGAACTCTCAAAGCAAAATCAAATGGAAGCATTTGGGAGAAAAAATCAATTGGTGCTATCCTTTGTTTTTAAACATTGATGATATTCAAAACTCCAAAGAAGTATTCTTAATAGAAAGCATTGGAGATTGTTTATCTTTGTGGGACGCTGGAATTAAAAATACAATAGTTACTTTCGGATTAGAAGTTAGCGTATCAATTTTGAATGTTTTACTAAAAGTAGATCCTACTAAAATTTATATATCATTCAATAATGATCAAGAAAAAAATAGAGCAGGTAATGTTGCAGCAGAAAAAGCTTATAATAAATTATTAAGATATTTTGATTCGAGACAATTAGAGATTAGATTACCATCCAAGAAAGATTTTGGCGAAATGAACGCCGAAGAAATACTACAATGGCAGAAGAAACCAAAAATTTAAAAGTTCTTTCAGCTTCTAGAATTAAAACCCTTGAAACTTGTTCTTGGGTTTATTGGAATAACTATCATACTAAAGTCCCGCAATCTCAAAATGATGGAGCTTTAAGAGGAACAATTTGTCATACAGTTTTTGAATTACTTTTAAATAAAAGACACCTTGAGAACTATAATAGAATAATTAAAAAGAATGCTATTAATGGAGATAAAGGTGTCGATACTCTAGTTAAAAAATTAGCCAAAAAAGTTAAATTAGATGATAGTAATTATAAACTATTAAATGATATGATTTTAGTAGGTTTAAAACATGATTTCTTTGGTCAACACGGAGATATAGTTAAACCAGAATACCCATTTGATATAGAAAGCCAAGAGCCTAAATATCGTATTCGAGGCTTTATAGACAAACCCGTTAAAACCAAAAAAGAAATGCATATAATCGACTATAAGAGCTCCAAATACAAGTTTAGGGGTGATGACCTTGAAGCTAATATTCAAGCCATGATGTATAGTCTAGCAAGTAAGAAATTATGGCCCAAATTAAAGCCTATTGTAAAGTTCTTATTTCTTAGGTTTCCAAAGCAACCTATTCAAGAGTTGACTTTTACAGACGAACAAATTACTGGTTTTGAACATTATTTAGAGCATATTAATGATTACGTTGATAAATTTGATGAAAATTCTGCTAAAGCAAATTTTGCAATAGATAGTGAAAAGAATAAATGGATGTGCAAAATAGGTGGATGGAAATGTCCATATAAAGATCCTTATGAATATTATATCAAATTAAATGATAAAGGCGAAATAGTTGAGACAAGTTTAGAGAATGATTTTAAAGATATTAAAGGATTTAAAGTAGAAACTAGAAAATATGAAGGTTGTCCTAAATGGCCACAAAGCCAAGTCACTAAAAGTAGCGATGATTTTGCTGATTTAAATTAGCTATTGACACTAGAATATATATTAATTATAATATCCAAATGGAAGTACTACCATTATTTAAGTCTCATTTTAGTATTGGAAGATCTATCCTTACTCTTGAAGACGAAGAGAAAGAGGACAATCAGCCAGACTCTATTATAGATATTGCTAAAGATAATAATTTAAAAGAAATTAATCTCGTTGAAGATAATATGACTTCGTTTCTGCAAGCTTATACCAATACCAAGAAATATAATATCAACTTAAGATATGGATTAAGGATTTCTATAAACGATGATATGACTGAAAGATCAGAGGAGTCTCGTCAAAAAACTTCTAAAGTAGTTATATTTTTTAAAAACGAACAAGGCTATAAAGATTTAATTAAAATATTTTCAACTGCTGCGAAAGATGGTTTTTATTATGAACCAAGAATAGATTTCAAAACTTTAAAATTATTATGGAGCGATAAGAACTTAATATTATGTATTCCATTTTATGATTCTTTTATTTTTAATAACACATTAAGAGGAACAGTTTGTGTGCCAGATTTAGAATTTACCAAACCAATATTATTCATTGAAAATAATAGTCTTCCATTTGATCATATCATTAAGGATAAAGTTTTAGCTTATGCCAAAGCTAATAAACTAGAAACTCTAAATACTAAAAGTATCTACTATAAAAACGGCAAGGATTTTAAAGCATATTTAACCTTCAGATGTATTAATAATCGAACCACTTTAAATAAACCAGAATTATCACATATGACCAGTAATCGATTTTCTTTTGAAAGCTTATCCACTAAAAATAAATGAAAACTATAGAAAAAATTGTTAATGAGTATGGAAATAAAGTTCGTCAAAGAACAGACAATGAAGACAGAACTCTTGCCTATAGGAATATGCTTTATAATGAAAGTGGACTATACGCAATAGATCAAGACTTGATTTGCGTAACATTTGAAAATAAAATACCAGAAGCTAGAGCAGTATTAGAATTAACCAGAATTGATGATTATACACGCGTGCCTCCGCCAAAATATTTTGAATCAATATTAACAAGATATTCTAAAAGAGATCAACAAAAATATATGAGCGTTTGGTTTGCTAATATGTTAAAAGCTCCAGTTTATATTGTTGCTTTCGCAGAAAATCTCAACGCATTTCATATGTATAATCTTACGGAAGATAATGGAAATTGGTTCAAGCAAAATAAGTTAGAGCATTTAGAATGGCATTATAATATCAGAGATATGAAAGTGCCATATCATATATACGAAAAATATGATCAGAATATCTCAACTGATGATCCATTTGCAGATTTAGGATAATATGGACGAACATTTATTAAGATACGACAAGAGTAAGACCTTTGTTTTTATTGACTTAGAAACATTTAATCTTTGTTTGAATTTCTGTCACAACTTACCTTGGCAAATTGGAATGATAAAAGCAAAAGGTGATTATAAAACCGATAGTAAGAATTTTTATATTAAATGGAATACTGATTTAAAAATTAGCGATGATGCAGCGAGAATCACAAGATACGATCATAAGAAAGTTCAAAAAGAAGGACTCGATATTAAAGAAGCATTTCCTACAATTAAAGATTGGTTAGATCATGCAGATTATATTGTTGGACATAATATTCTTGGTTTCGATATTTTCCTAATTAAAGAACTATATGAATCTATGGGTTGTCATTGGGATCATTTAATGAACAAAATAATTGATACTAATTGTATAGCCAGAGGAATAAAGTATGGAACTCCATATAAACCTAATACTGATTTATTAGAATATCAATATAAAACGTATCATACAAAACGAAAAGATATAAAAAGCAGCTTGACATTCCTTGGTAAAGAGAATAGTATAGATCATGAGTATGATAAATTGCATGATGCAATTAACGATCTTGATCTTAACTTAAAAGTTTGGAATAAGCTAAAGTGGCAAATTGAGTTATAATATGGGATCTTTAGATGATGTATATGACTTGACGCAAAAACTAGAAGATAGTAATATAGAATATCTTCTAATAACTGTTCAAAAAGGTAAAAAGCAAGGAAAAGCAGATGTATTTTTTCACTTAAAAGATAAGTCTTCCATGAGAATCTTAGCTACTGGATTAGCGGCTTTTGATAAACAAATAGATAAAATACAAAGAGAGGAAGAAGATGACGAATAAAGATTTTAATAGTTTATTTGATCAAGTGGATCTACCTCTTTATGGAGTAAGACTTCCAGAATTTAAAATAGATAATGAATATAAGCATGACTTAGAAGTAAGTGAAGATGTATCAAATTATGAATTCCTGAGAGCATTAGCTTTAAAAGGATTTAAAAAATTAAATCTTAAGAAAGATTCTGATTTATATAAAAAATATATTGAAAGAGCAAAGTACGAATTAGAAACTCTTAAAGAATTAGAGTTTATTGATTATATTATTTTGGTTTGGAGTGTTATTGATTATTGCAATAAGAACAACATTCCAGTTGGATTAGGTAGAGGTTCAGCAGCTGGTTCTCTTATACTATATCTAATTGGAGTTACTCAAATTGATCCAGTTAAATATGATCTTTATTTTGAAAGATTTATATCTAAGATTAGAGCCAAAAAGCAAGTTGTTGATGGAGTGACCTATTTAGATGGTAGTTTAATGTGTGACGTAGATTTGGATATTTGTTATTATAATAGGCATAAAGTTCTACAATACCTAGAAGAACAATTCAAAGGTAAGACTAGTAAAATTTTGACATTAAATACATTAAGTGGAAAACTCTTAATTAAGGAGTGCGGAAAAATCGTTGGAGAAAAATCAGAACAAGAGATGACAGAAGTATCATCCATGATTCCAAAGATTTTCGGACAAGTTAAAGATATTACAACAGCTTTTGACGAAGTTCCTAAATTTAAAGAATGGTGCGAATCTAATAAAGATATTTATGCCGTTGCTCTTAAACTAAGAAACTTAATCAAAAATAAGGGCGTTCATCCATCTGGAGTTTTGTTATCTTATAATGATTTAGAAAAATCTTGTCCAACTGAATTATCTGGAGACAAAGAAGCGGTATCAAGTTTTGATATGAGTTGGGTTTCATTATTTAATATTAAACTTGATATTCTAGGCTTAAGAAGCGTTTCTGTAGTAGATGATGTTTGTAAAAGTATTGGTAAAAAAATAACCGATATTGACTTGAATGATGAGTCTATTTATAGAAATCTACAAGACCTAAGAAATCCTCATGGCCTATTTCAAATTGAAGCAGAAACTAATTTTAAAGTTTGTCAAAAAGTTAAGCCTAAGAACCTAGAAGAATTAAGTGGAGTTTTAGCTTTAGCTAGACCTGGAGCTTTGCAATTTGCTGATAAATATGCTGCTCATACTAATTTTCAACAATCTGAAAGCATCCATCCATTCTTCGATGACATATTAAAAGATACTGGTGGAGTAGCTTTGTATCAAGAGCAATTAATGAAGATGGCTCATAAAATTGGCTTCACCTTAGATGAAGCAGAAATTTTAAGAAGAATTGTAGGTAAAAAGAAAACCGAAGAAATTAAAGCTTGGAAAAAGAAGATCGAAGATAAGATTAAAGAAAATAAACTTCCAAAAGAAGTAGGGGAAATCTTATGGAAAATCTTGGAGGATTCAGCAAACTATTCATTTAATAAATCACATTCAATCGCTTATGCAGCTTTAGCCGCGATTACTATTTATTTAAAGTTCAACTATCCTCAACAATTCTTTTTATCTCTACTAAAGATGACTAGAAATGAACCAGATCCAATTGGTGAAATATCTAAAATTCAAAAAGAAATGGGTCACTTCGATATTAAATTATTAAAACCTCATATCATTAAATCTCAGATGGATTTTTCAATAGAAGGTTCTGATATTAGATTTGGATTATTATCAATTAAAGGTATTTCAGATAAGTCAATTGAGAAGTTAAATGGATTTAGAAACAAGTACTCTAATAAGTTTGAAATTTTTCAAGCAGCAGAAGAAGCAGATCTTAACATCGGAGTATTATGTTCGTTGATTCAAGCTGGAGCTTTAACTGGATTTAAACAATCTAGAAGTAAAATAGTATTAGAAGCTCAACTTTGGAATATATTAACATCAAAAGAAAAGAAATATGCAATTTCATTTGCCGAACAATTTGATTATGATCTTATTAGAATCATTAAACATTTAAATACATTTACTGATGAAAAGAATAAAGTTATAATTAAGAGCTCTAGATTAGATACAATTAAAACTAAATACGAACCCTACCTTAAAATATACAATCAAAATAGCAAGAGCGAAAGTTTTGCTAATTGGTATTATGAAAAAAGACTTTTGGGCTATACTTACGAAAGAACATTAAAAGATATCTTTAACGAAAAGAGAGAAGATTTATTATTTATTGATGAAATTATGGATTTGCCAGTAAATCAAAAAGTAGCATTAGTTGGAGAAGTTACTGATGTACATTCTGGTATATCAAAGAACGAGAAGAAAACCAAATATCTAAGACTTAAAGTTTCAGATGAATCTGGCGATATTACTGTATTATTATTTAATGATAAGATAGAAAATTGCAAAACTTTGAATGGAAATAAGAATCCAGAGGAAAAGAATATTGTAATAGTCAAAGGTATTAAAAAAGAAGACTGTGTATTTGCTGACTTAGTAGCTGTTCAAGATCATCAAATATATATGAAATTAAGCGAAATTAAAAAGATTTGACATTTTATTAAACATAATATATCATCACTATATGATATCATTCTACAAACCTAATAGTAAAAATACTGGAACCGCTTGCAGTTTCACAGTAAATTCAAAAGACGCTTCTATTTGGAGCTCATTAATTAAACAATCTTCTTGGAATGAAGCTAAGAAAATTGGCTCATTTTCTGAAAATCAAAATAATCCAAACAAAAGTGTTAAGATCAAGTTTTCTTTAACAGAAGCTGCTGGTCTTCTAGACGCTCTTGAAAGAAATACCGAATTTTCTGCATATCACACATCAGAAAAACAATCTACACAAATTAAATTATCTCCATATATTAGAGAAGATAAACAAGTTGGATTCTCTTACATGGTATCTAAAACAGATAAACAAAATAGTGAAAATAAACAATCATATTTAATTGGTTTTTATTTCAATGAGGCTCGCTTGCTAAAGCAATTTTTATCTTATGCATTAGATTCCGTTTTTGAATGTCAAAGAATAGAAACAATTAAAAAACTTAAAAACTCTAAAAAAGAAGATAACGACGAAAATCAAAACGATGCCAAAACTGATAATGATGGCGAACTTTGGTAATGTCTAGAAAAAAGAAATTTTTATATCATTCTGATTTTGCTTTAGCCAAAACAGGTTTCGGTAGAGTTTCTAAATCTCTATTAACTTATCTGTATAAAACTGGTAAATATGATATCGTACATTATTGCTGTGGCATGCAAGAAGGAAATCCAGATCTATTAAAGACTCCTTGGAAATCTTTAGGCACTCTTCCAAATTCTCCAGCAGAAATAGAACAATTAAATAAAGACCCAAACCAAGCTAGAATGGCGAGCTATGGTTCATATTATATAGATAAAGTAATAGAACAAGAAAAACCAGATGTTTATATTGCTGCTCAAGATATTTGGGGCGTAGATTACAGCATATCTAAGCCTTGGTTCAAAAAGATTAAATCTGCAATTTGGACTACGCTAGATTCTTTACCTATTCTACCTACCGCTGTAGCTTGCGCTCCAAAATTAAAACATTATTGGATTTGGAGCGATTTTGCAACAAAGGCTCTACATGAAATTGGACATAATCATATAGAGACAATGCATGGCCCGATTGATGTCAACAATTTTTATAAATTATCAGAAGATGAAAGAAAAAATTTAAGAATTAAAAATAATATTTCTCCAAATGCTTTTATTGTTGGATTTGTTTTTAGAAATCAACTTAGGAAAAGTATACCAAATTTATTAGAAGGCTATGCTCTGTGGAAAGCTAGAAATCCAGAAGTAAAGAACACGTATTTATTATTGCATACTCATTGGTCAGAGGGTTGGAATATATATAAACTAGCAGATGAATATGGAGTGCCGAAGAACGAAATTTTAACAACTTATGTATGTAAGGTTTGTGGTAATTATGAAGTTAAAAATTTTACGGGACAAGAATTGGATTGTAAATTTTGTGGCGCACAAAAAGCACAGATTACAACTAATGTTGGTCTTGGAATCTCAGAATCTCAACTTAATGAAATTTATAATTTAATGGATGTATATTGTCATCCATTTACAAGTGGAGGACAAGAAATACCCATTCAAGAAGCAAAACTTACAGAATTAATTACTTTGGTTACAAATTATAGTTGTGGTGAAGAGATGTGTTATGAAGAAGCGAATTCTCTAGCTTTAGATTGGTCTGAATATAGAGAGCATGGAACTGAATTTAGAAAAGCTTCTACTATGCCTAGCTCAATTGCAAAACAACTTCAAAAAGTTTGGAAAATGCCTATTCAAAAAAGAATAGAAATGGGTAAAGCTGCGAGAGAATGGACTATGAATCATTACTCTTCTGAGGTTATTGGCAAAAAATTTGAAGATTTTATTGATTCTGCAGAGTATATAGATTATAAAAATTTCTCAATTCAAGCAGAAGACCAAGATCCACTTTTCAATGTTCCTAAAATAGATAATGATTCTGAATGGTTAAAATGTTTATATGCTAATATCTTAAAAAGACCAGATGTAGACGAAAACGACGATGGCCATAAATACTGGATGCAAGAATTAGGAAAAGGCAAAAAACGAGAAGAGATTGAAAACTATTTTAGACAAGTAGCTTGGCAAGAGAATCAAAAAAATAAAAAAGTCAATTTTGAAGATCTTTTAGACAAAAATGATAAAGGCAAAAGAATATTATACGTTATTCCACAAGAAGAATCAGACGTATTCTTAAGTACTAGTCTATTTCCTTCTATTAAAAATCTTTATCCAAACCATAATTTATATGTTGCCACAAAAAATGAATTTTTCGAAATATTAGATGGCAATCCTAATGTTCATAAAGTAATACCTTTTGTTCCACAAATGGAAAATCAAATTTGGTGTGAAGGCAATAAAGATCACGAAGGTTATTTCGATATAGCATTTTTGCCCTACGTTGGAACACAAAAAATATTAAACTATTTACATAATGCTAAAGATAAAATTGAATTTGATATTAAGAACTTTTAATATAAATTATGCATACTTTAGAATCATTTGCAACATCTTGTGGAGTTAAAATCAATAGACCATATATTTATGAAAAATATTATCCATTAAATTTTGATAAATACATTATATTAGATACAAACGATAACAAAGCCCCAGCTAAAAATTACGATTACTGGCAAGAAGTAGTTAATCTTATTCTTCCAGAATTAAATAAAGCTAATATTAAAATACTACAAACTTGTGCACAAAATGATCTAAAATTACTAAATGCTTATACAGTTATTGGCGAGACATATAATCAAAAAGCATATTTAATTAAAAATGCTCAATTATACGCAGGTTCTAATAACTTTGGTATTCAACTAGCCTCTTATTTAAATAAGAAAACTGTAGCATTATATGGTAATATCTATGCTGCTCAAAATAAGCCTTATTGGAGTAAAGATCAGGACATTGTTCTTATTGAAGGATTTGAAAAAGGTAAGCCATCTTACGCTGCTCAAGAACAACCCAAATTAATTAACGAAATTAAACCAGATAAAATTGCAGAAGCTATTCTCAATAAATTAGATATCAAGCCTAATGTAAAATATAAATTTACAAACATTGGATTAAATTTTAATACTAAAACTATAGAGATGTTGCCAACAATGATAGTTAACACTCAGGCATTTAATGTTCCTCATATTATAGTTAGAATGGATTTACATTTTAGTGAAATTGTATTGGAAACAGAATTAGCGCAAAATAAATGTATTATCGTAACAGAAAAAAGTATATCAGAAGAGATAATCAAAAAGTATAGAGCAAACATTGTTCAAATCATCTATAAAATAGACAAAGACAATAATCCAAACTTTATTAAATTATTAAAAAGTTTGAATATCCAATATGGGCTAATGTCCGATTTAGAGCAAGAAGAGATTGATAAAATTAAAATAAATTATATGGATTTAGGTTTAATTATAAAAGCTCAAACCAAGACTAAAAAAGATTTTAATGTTAAAGGTAAATACTATAAAAGTAATCATTTCATATTAAGTGATAATAAGTTATACATGAGCGAAGCTGCTGTGGAAAAAGATTTACCTATTAAAGATTTCAATGAAAATGTGCAAGAGATAATTGATACAGATACATTTTGGAAATATGCACAAAATTATGCTTTTTTAGTTGACTAGTTTATATAAATAGACTATCATACTATTAATGAGTCCAAAAATCAAACAACAAGATCAAACTACCACCATCGGAAGTTCCGCTCTTTTCGATACAAATATTGTTCCAGAATTGGTTAGCGAACCAATATTAGAGGTAGTTCCACCAAAACTTATTACTAGAAATAAGTATGGTTTAATTGAAGATAAAAATATCAATTATGTATATAATGATGACGCAACGATTAATTGGCGTAAAATGGTTAAACAAGAATATCTAGTACCAAATAGACAGAAAACTCAAGAAACAGATGTTTCTAAACTAGAAGATAAGAATTTGCTTATTCTTTTGGGTGGTATCAAAGAACTCGCTCAAATTAGAGGGTTTACTAGTGTCGAATATAAAGTAGTTGCAGCTAGTGAAAATTACTTTGCTACATCTTGTAAAATTACATGGATTCCTAATTATGAAACAAGTGGTAGAGTTATCGAGTTTGAAGCTCTTGCTGATGCCACTTTAAATAATACAAAGAGTTTTGCTAGATTCTTTTTGGCAGCGATTGCAGAGAATAGAGCGTTTGTAAGATGTGTGCGTAATTTTCTAAAGATTAATATTGTGTCCCAAGAAGAACTTGGAGATGCTAAACTTTTAGAAGAAGCGGTTTCATCAAATGAAAATCCAACTTCTCCTCAAGTACTACTTGAAAAAGTTATGAAAGATAAAAGTATATCATTTGAATATCTAAAAGAAAAACTTGTAAAAGAAAAGTTCGAAGGAGCAGAAAGTTTAAGCTGCGTTCAAGATATTCAAAAGTCTAAAATTTTTGAGCTGATTGATAGAATTAAAAAAATTAAGAAATAATTTATAATCCAGAAAGTGCAGATATCAGAGTATTCACTCTAGCTTTCAACAAAGTCATATCCAAGTATTCTCCTATAGAATAAAAAGCTATTCTTGCTGGTACACATTCGCTAAGGCTATTATTTAGATTGGCCCGACCAAAAACTAAATAATTTGTTGTTGCATCTGGAGTTACACTTGCTACACTAGAAAATGTATAGCTTGATGATGCTGGAGAAGTAGTAAGTGGATAATACAGAGTATGTTGAGAAGTGCTATTTTTTGTAACACCATAGATACCTGCTACATGAGAAGAAGTTCCATAAGGAGTGAAAATTTGGCTTTGAGTGGTTCTAGCGCCCGCACCCATTCCCAATGCTCCAGAAGTAGCTTTAAAGAAAGCAATATGGGAAAGAGAAGTTGTTGGTGATCTTGCCCCAATAAGATAATAATAAGTAGCATTTAGCGGAATAGTATTACTATGATGATATACTGATAAATGAAAATTATTTTGAGGATCTGCATTATGGGCTCTATTACTATTTAAATACTTAGTAGTACCATCACTTAAAAGACCAGTGCTTCTACTATAATCAGAAGATGTAAAAAAAAAGCTAGTTGGGGCAGTTCCTTTTAAGGGTACAAGAGCGCCATTTAAAGTTCTTGCGCCAGCAAGTATACAACAACTTTTTATAGCATCCCATATTCCATCGCTTTTGCATCCATCTATAAAATTATTAATAGCTGTTTTTACTGAAGACTCTAATGATTGACCATCAGCAGCCTCAACAGCAGCAATATATGTTGATGCTTCTGTTACAACAGAAATAGAATCTGAACGGCTTATAATTCCAAAAGAAACTGATGGTAATATTATCATGCAGCTGTATTTCCGTACATTAAATATCCATTATTTCCTGTATGGAGTAGTGAAATTCCAGCGTATTGTCCTGCTGTTTTGTATTGATTATTGTAACTATTAATTAATACTCCCACTCCAGAACCAGTAATTTGAATTTGTCCTGCTCCAATTTGAATTATTGTAGTGTTAAATCCTGTAATATTTCCACTTACTATTGTACCTGTAATTAATATAGCCGAATTTGCGAATATCATTCTTGCATTTTGTGTTCCAGTAATATTAAAATTAGCAGAAACATTTAAAAGGTCTGGCACAGCATTTATTATTTTTCCATTTTTAAAATCTATTCCAGAAGCAAATACGCCACTTCCACTAACATTTAAATTTCCACTTATTGTTAGATTTCCACTTATTCCTTGATCTCCAGTTATGTAAACTACAGAATTATTAAGTGCATTTGTTTGACTTTGTAATGAATTTCCTGTAGATATTAAATCACTAGCTAAAGCAATTCCACTATTATTCAAAGTTAAATTTCCAGAAGGCATGAAGTTTATATTATTACCAGTTATCACTACATCTCTTAAAATTCCAAGATTAGTTTGTTGAGCTCCAATGATTAAATTATTATTATTATTCCAACCAAAAACACCATATTCTCCAGTATTCGTACCAGTTTTATTGAACACTCTTAAGTTTTGTGGATTAGTACCACTAATAATATTTATTCCAGTTGTGAAGCTTTTTACTCCACCTATGTTTTGATTACCAGTAGTAAAGACCGTTCTTCCACTTAAATTTGTTACTGCTGATTGTAAAGCAAATCCTGTTAGTATTAAATCTCCACTGACTTGATCTATTCCACTTTGCAAATAACCACTCATCGCTAGAATTTCTGAAGTATTGAAAACATTACTTAATGTGCCAGTTGCTGAAATTGGTCCATTAGTAGCCCAACTTAATGCTAAAATTTGATTTGTTAATTTTCTATTGAATCTTACTCTATCTAAAGACACTTGATTTCCTGGATTTGGAAATCTAAAAAATGGATCTTGATCTAAAAATGTATAATCTCTGTCATATCCAGTAAATGTTAACCATTCATTAATTAATGTATCGTAAGGCTTTATGTTAACGTAACCACTTTTAATAGGATTTCCATTATTAGAAAAAGATGAATTAGTTGAAAATACATCATCTGTTCCCATGTACATTTCTCTAACTTGAACTCCACTACTATATAATTCTGCTACCCAACTTTTAGTTTCGTCTGATAAAGCTTGATTTATGATTGAAGTGATATTCGCTTCTTGAAGCATGCTTTCTTTTGTTTCACTATAAAATACAAAACCGCCCTTAATATCAGGGTATAAAGCTTTTAGTCCTGGAGTAGATAAATTAAAATTATTATCTGCAGTAATACCTACATTAATACTATAATCACCACCTACAGGAGGTTTAAGATCAAAAGATACATTATCATTTTGAAAATATCCCACTAAATAACCATCTGCATTTGTAAATCTATTAGAAGCTGGAGTTGATTGAGATGTCCATTTTCCTGCTGCGCCTGTTCGAGAATCTATAGCTATATAAAAACTGTTAATTGGTAAAGTAGCAAAAAAATTCAATCCACTATTGTTTGTATTATTTGGATATAGCGAATAACTTATATTCGCCCCATTGTTTTCAGCAAATCCAGTAAATGTAGATGTATATATATTATTTTCAGAAAAAGTGCCAGTTATATAATCAATTCTAAATTCAAGATCTTTTGCTTTCCAAGTTTTTAATAAAGGATATAAATTATTAATTCTCCAAGCTAAATTTATTCCATAATCTCTAAACTTATTTGCAGTAAGTAAATTTGAATTTACACCACTTAAGCTATCAAGGGTTGTTGAATATTCAAAATTACTTAATGTAATAAAATTTGTAGCATCATTTAAATTTGCATTTAAAAAAGTTATAGGATTAGGGGATCCAGCAAGATAACCATTTGAAATATATCCATAACTATTTAATCCATAAGCTCTAAAATAATAATCTCCATTCACCGCATCTAGTCCAAAAGAAGAAGATGGATTTGTAACTACTATTGAGCCAATTTGAAAATCGTTTTTTGGAGCTTGTATTGAGTTTCCTTGATTGTTATAAAAAACAGTAGTAAGATCACCAGCATTAAAATCACTACCAGTCTTAGCAAAAATTTTCCAATAGGTCGTTTCTCTTGCTCCTGGTCCACTAGTTGGTTGAGTTTGAGCTCCAATTACTCCACTTATTCTTAATTGATTTGTATACGAAGTTAAGTTAAAAGAAGAGGGTGTTCCTGCATCAAGAATTGTTGTGCTTCCAGGATCTACTACTGGAGCTTCTGAAAGAGAAATTCCAGATTCAATTGATGAATATTTAGAAGGATTGTATTCAATTGCATTAATATTAAACTTATGAGATTCATTTTCTGTTATACTTATTACTTTAAATAATTCAGTTTCTGGAGTTAGATAAAAATTACCTGCACTACCAGTTTGTTCAATAGTCCAAACGGTTCCAGTTGTTAAAGCGTAGTTAGTTGTGTCGAATAATTTATTACAAGTAAGTCTTGTTATTGCTCTGTCTGGAGTAGGGTTATATCCAGAAATTCCACTTATATTGTTTATAGAAAATAAGCCAGTTTGTATTTCGGATCTTTGATATCCAGTAAGAAAATCATTAAAAGTTGTTCCAGTAGTTTTATGCGTAGGAGTTAAAATATTAAATTTATATTGCGGAGCAGAAACACCATTTAAATAACCAGTTAAATCTGAATATGATTGATCTAGAATAAATTCGTGAGAAGATGGTGTGGTTTTAATTCCTAAAATTCTTCCACCTAATCGATCTACTGTTCTATTACTATCCTGAATTTTCACTATATCTCCAGGATTTAAATATAAAGCATCATATCCTACTGTAAAATTAACTGTTTCTGTTTCATATTGCTCACTAGCTAACGCCCATTTTCCAATTCTATAAGCTTGACCGCGACTCGTACATCCAAAAGCAGTAATTTCAATTTTTCTAACTCCATATTTTCTTAAACCTTCTGGATCTTCTGCGTATTCTATAGTTGGTTTTGCGAAATTAGACATATCATTCCATCTAACTACTGCAACAGTATTTCTTACTTTTCTACTGCTACTTGAATAAATAAATTCTCCATTTTCTACACTACTATTAGTAAATAAAGTCGATGCCTCTTTTGGCATATCTGCTGTAGCGTATATTAATCCATTAGCATAATAAGATAACCCTCTAAAAATACTTGCAAAATCATTTATCAAAGTAAATGCATCAGAGAAGTCGTTAATAACTGTATTACATGTAAATCTTGGTTCTAGTCCTCCAATACTATATCCATCTGAAACAAGAGTGTCGCAGTATCTCGCAATTTGATAAAGATTCCATTTGTCAACATCATAATTTTTAATATACTTTCCTAATCCATATCTACTATTCGTGAGTAAGTCGTAATAACACCAAGCTGGATTATCTGTCCAATATAAACCTACAGGTAAGGACTGATGAGAAACATCAGAAAATTGACCATCCCAATCTCCATTGTATGTTTTTCTAATTGGATCGTAATTACTTGGTATTTTTACTTTTAATAATCTAACATCATAAGCCCTTGGTGGAACTTGACTAAAGTATTCAGTAGTAAATAAACTTTTAAACATTGCAACTTTTGGATATATAAATTTTTCTGCAAAAATTTCAGTAATAGTTGCTACACTAGCAACATCTCTTAAATTTATAACTTTAGATTCTGCAGATGTTCTAGTAATCTCTACTCTCCAACCGAGAAAGGAAGATTCTTCTGTATTTATATTATAAAAAGAAGAAACATCAAAATCAAATCTATGTAAAAATCCACTCGTTACTTTACCAGAACTAGAATCATCTCTATTTATAACTAAATTTTCAGAAAATCCAGATGAACTATTGTAACTTAATTTTTTAATTTTAAAATTATAAGTGATTGTTCTATCTCGAATATCACCAATTGTTGTGGATTGTTTATAGCCTCCAGGATAATCAGCTCGATCTAAATTAGGATCATTTTGTTGGTCATATAAAGAGTCAATTTTAATTGCTACAATAATTTTATTTACATTTTTTGATCTTAAATCAATTACTTTCTTAAAATCCGATCCATATCTTAAAGGTTCATTAATATTTAATGTTCGTGAAGCATAAGGTAAGGAATCATAGGTATTTGTAGGCGTTAAACTACCCAAATTACTTTGCAAAAAATTGGCAGTTGTTTGAGTTCCATAATCTGCTCTAAAATTAATAGATGTATAATTAAAATTTCCTGCATCATCAATTAATGGAACTTGCTTCCAATAAACTGATCTTAATTGTGGATTGCTTCCAGCGTAAGAAGCAAAATTCGCGGTTGTCCATCCTACATTTCCAAGCGTACCATTATAACTATAACTACCAGACACTAAACCTTCGATTGGTCCTTCGCAAACTAAATCTGAAACTTCTGTTTCTGTTCTTGAAAGTTTTTTTGCTCCCTCTACAACAACACCTTCTTCAGCTTCTACTGGAGTGTGAGGTGGAGGCGGAGGCGGAGGAGGCGGTGGTGGTGGAGGTGATCTTCCTCCTTTGTTATGCACAAATATATCTTCTGCAATATAAGTATTATATTTTTCTACAGTAAAATTATAAACAGTAGAATCATTATTGATAATTTCTATATGATCTATTTTTATTCTTTCACCAAATCTATCTACAATCAAATCATCTGTAGTAAAATTTGCAATTTCAATAAATTCATTATTTTGATTTAAAAAAGGATGGTTTGGAGTAGTTCGAATTTTTTTATCTTTAAAAAATACATCAATAACTTTTTCATTATTATGTATGAAAACATTTTCAACTGTACTAATTTTTATAGATAAATCTTTATCAAAACAAAATACTGAATCTCCAATTTTAATATCTTCAATATTTTTATATCCAAAAGGTGTATATATTTTTGTTCCAGCGACAAAACATCCTGCGCCTTTAATTAATTCATTAGGTAAAATATATTTTTTACTCATATATTATGTTGTACGTTGATCTGAAGATGATGGAACATAATTATTATTATAAGAGGCAGATATAGTTTTTGATCCAATTAATAATCTTCCGTATCCTATTGGAATTGGTCCACCCTCTCCAGCTGTATTAGATGGTCCATCAAAAAGATAAGATTTTCCACCACCACCTTTTGGGCTGGCTACGTCTGGTGCAGAAAATTCTGGAGCAAGATAAGGAGGCGGAGAAGATAATAAAGAAGCAAATCCTGCTGCTGCAAGACCAATACCTCCTATAATTAAACCTATTCCCAGAGGAGCAGCGGCACCAGTAGCAATTAAAACGACTCCTACAACTATCAGAGCAATACCAAATATTGCTCCGAAAAGACCTCCACCACCTCCAGCGCCTTCAATTATGGGTATTATATCTATGCTTTTTAATTCATCATCTTCAAATTTAGTCATTAAATTTGAATTAAAGACCCTATCAAAATCGTCTCTAATTTCTTCTTCATTCTTAAAACATTTAAAATCTCTTTTATTAACTAGAACTCTATATTTTATATTTTCTTTATCTAATTCTTTTAAATTTTTATAAAAAATTTGAGTATTTGCTTCAATAGCTCTTATTGCTTCTGAAACACTATTAACACTAAGTGACCAATTATTTTTTTTAATTTTTTCTCCAATTATACCATGTAGTTGTATGTTTACCATATAATATATTCCATTTATTATACTGATTTTACTGTAGATGGGAATCCTCCAAATGGAATTCCATCTGCATGTGAACTGGTATATCTTTTTCTACATCCGCTTAATCTTTTTGTACATAGATCTTGATACCAGTAATTTTTATCTGTTGGTGGATAAATTGCACTGTTTAGACTATTTATTTTTGCAACAAAATAATATTTGCACCCATTGATATTTATAAAACAAAATTGCCCTTTATTGTATACTCCAGGACTAGCAGAATTCCATTCTTGTGGAGATCCAGGAGTAATAGCTACTCCTAATAATGTACTAATTATTTCATCTTTATCCGTAGCAACTGGGTATCCATTAGCTGGATTTTGAGAATTATAAACGTTATTTCCGTATTCACAACCACTTCCTCTATATTCAAAACTACAAGATTCAGAATATATAGTTCTTAATGGTAATTTAATATTTTCTAAATCTAAAGCTGAACTCATTTCGTATTCAATAAGATTTTTAGATTCTCTTAATTTTCTGTCTATATAAAAAATATCTGAAGGTAATTCCGCTAAAGAATCTGGATCAATCGCAAGATTATCATCATTTATAATTCCTCCATTGCTTTTAAAATTAATTGCGTCTAAATATCTCAAAAATGTTCTTCGCCTCGTTACTTTTAAACCGATAATATCTCCCACAGATTTAATTGCATTTTTTATTGTTCTAAAGAAATAGTCATATTGACTAATATTATTTTGATTTGAAAAAGTTATTTTAGGTTTTGGTAAAGTTCCTTTAGTTGCGGTTTCGTATCCTTCTACCATAATTGGGAATGGCAAGTATCTTTTTCCTTTCCAAATTAGTTGACCAACTAATTGACCATTTAATAAACTTGAACTATAAGATTCTAAATTAATATCTAAATTATGAAATCTCAATATCCCATTGTCATCTAAATTTACTAAACCTAAATATGGATTTGGTATAGAAGCAGCGTAACTTAAATTATATAAATTTAAATCATTTTTTGCTTGAGCGATTTCTCTTAGATCCAATTCATAAAAATTAATTAAATTTGTAGGATTTAATTTTGATCTTTCTGTAAAGATTTTTTTAGTTCCAGCTTGTTGGTTTACATTTATACTCATATTATATATTTGAAGTCTCTACAAAAGTAACAGATATATTATAATTATTAAAAAATACATATCTTATAGACCAATCTTCACAAATAAATCTTTTTGGAAAATTTTGCGAAGTACTGTCAAAATTATATGGAAATGGTGCATCAAAGAAAAAATGTTGAGCCCCTCTTCTTTTACTTACAAAATGAGTTATTGCTCTTGTTTCTTGTTTATCTCTACCTTCAAATGTTAAGTTTAATTTTAGTAAAGTATTATTAATACCGTCTTCGGTTCTTTGTTCATAACCATCACCAAATTTTACAAGATTCATTGCTGGTTTAGATTGAATTTCTGAAGCATAATTTGATACCCAAATGAATTCTGGAGCTGAAACTCCAGCAGCAAAAGCGCTACTATAAGACCTATATCCTCCCCAATATGAATTAGCGGCCGAAGTAGGGGTATTACCAATATTATTATTAACTAGACTATAATAATATTGTCCATTTGATGATGGGTGATATACAATATCATTCTTACTGTAAGTAGTAGAATTACCATAAACGCTTACGTCATATATCGAAGATTCTGCCATTTCCTTATACCTTTCCTATTGATTACACTTATTAATAGTGTAATTATAGCTAATGTTAGCTAGAATTTCCAAACAAAATCAACATTTATATATCAATAATACTGGCATTGTTGGAATCCAGAATTTTAATGCAAATTACGCCAGCCCAATAGAAATAGTTAAATCTCTTGGCATGGAGTCAGTAACATATCATAATAATAGTAATGTAACAGCCGAAATTACTATAAATAAACTACTTATAGACAATGATCCATTTATTAATTTTATTGATTATGATAATACGTTTTCTGGTCATGTTGATTATAAAAGTAGATATTTTGCATTTAATTCTGGTGTTTTAACTAATTATAGACTTGGATGTTCGATTGGGGAAATTCCCCAATTAAGCGTCACAATTAATACATTGGGAGAATTTGGTAGTGGAGTCGCTAAACCAAACACGACATCTCTTCAACAACCAGAAATTGATATAACAGACTATTCGAATATAGAGATTGATTTGGATGATTTTCAATTTAATAGACTTCAATCTTTTAATTTAAATATAACTTCAAATAAAAATATTATATATGCGATAGGCAATTCATATCCAGTTGATATTAAAATCATCCCTCCAATTATCGTTGAATTGGAATTTGGAATCAAACCAGACGATTATAATTTGAAAAACATAAGAGATTTATTATGTAAATATAAAGTAGACTCTTTTAGTATTAGATTTAATAAATTCAAAGATCCTTCTCAAGAATTATTTAGATTCACATTTAATGAAGCTTTATTCATGGGAGAAACTTTTGGTGGATCTGCGGATAGTTCTTCGGATGTTATTATAAGGTATCATGCATTTTTATATGATCAGAGAAATATAACTTTATCTACTCCGTTAAATATTGGTGATACTGATGATCTTAATCCATCTCCAGAGTCAGAAATAACTACCTCTTCAGCTTTAGCAATTGGTGATACGAATGACCTCAATCCATCCCCAGAGTCAGAAATAACAACTTCTTCAAATTTACCAATTGGAGATGCTAATCTTTATGTACCTTTGCCAGAAGATTCAATCACAACATCTAATATAATTCCTTCTGACGCAAAAGATTAATTTTTTATTAATTTATTTAATTTATTTTCTAATTCACCAAATTTTAAATCTATACTAGTTAATAAATTTTTATAAAATTTATTTAAAAATGGATCAAATTCTAAATCTAAATAATAAACTTTAAGATTTGGCAAATAGTTAGTAATTATTAAAATCTCTTTATCTTTTTTAAATCTAGACTCAAGATCCTGCTCAACTGTTAGAATAATTTTTTGAGTGAAAATATTTCCATCTAAAATATGATCTTGTAAATTATTATTGAATTCAATAATTGAATAATTTTTAAAATTAAATATATTTTTGATTATGTTTGATTGCACTTTGATTTCTGAAATTTTAGAATAAATATGATCGATTAAGATTCTAGCTCCATGATTATTTATAAAATATGATCCCTTCTCTGGTGGTGAAGTATATTTTCCATTATTTATTATTGAAAATTTTATTTTAGAATCCTTGACCTCAACTACCCTTAAAATAGTTTTCTCATTCCAGCAAAAAATACCTTTTTCTGGATAAAATTCTTGCCCATCAAATACTTCACCTTCAATATTTAATATTTCACTATATTCTTTGAATTCGTATTCGTTATATCTTAGATCAATTTGATCATTTATTGATAAATCATTAGAAGGTTCAAATATATATATCCTATTTTTTTCTTCTAATTTTTTAAAAGGTTTTTCTATAAAATATCTTTCAACTTCTTTTATATTAAAAATAGAGTGATCATCTTTGAATATAACAGATGAGTTTTTTGATATAGTACTATTAGATAAATTAGCGTTAACTAATATTTTATTATTATAAATAGAAGCGATTAAGTTATCCATTTAACTATTATATATAATATTTTAGTGATATTCTAGTATTTATAACGTTATCAGATTTTAAATCAAAATCTTTATTTACTAAATAACCACTATTTAAGCTTATATTGCTTGATAAATTTGTATTATTTAAATTTTTAAGAGATATTAGTCCAGAATAATTAGTATTAGAATCCATCATAATATAATCAGAATAATTAAATAAAGTATTTAAATTTATCTCTTCTTTATTATACAATACCCTATAAGGGTATGATTCGTTCATTCTATAAACAGCATTAATATCTGCTTTATAATCAAAATTGAAATTCAATACTTCGCCAGATAAAGTATCTAATATTAGGTTATTATTTTCCCATAATTTAAATGAAAAATCTTCTGCGGCACTAGTATTTCTTCCAGTAATGCCATACTGATCTAATTGCCAAGATGGATTATTATTTTGTAAATTAGTTATTAAATTTGGATTAAATCCAGATCCAGTACTATAAAATACAAATTCTAAATTATTTCTAACTATACTATTTGGCACAACCTCAAAAGAATACGATCTTAAATATCCACTTTCAAATACGCCACTTCCAAAGCATAACGTGTAAAAATATTTTTGTCCACTTGGAGAGACTATATTATTTAAAAATATATTTTCTTTTGGTATTTCCGCTAAATAACTTAAAGCTATTGTGGTGGTTAGACCTTGAGATGCAATACTTCTGAATGGTCTTTTGTCTCCAATTTTAAATGAAAAATCTAAATTTGGATTTATTGTTAATTTTATATTTTGGGCATTGAATTGATAGCCCGAATTATTTCCAGTTACAACAATTGGTAAATCTTTAAATGAATAAAACATTTAATAAAATTTAGTAAATCTTCTTCTAGTTGTTGTTACTCCATCTACAGCGCTACTTCCTTCTATAGCAACATTTTGTGCGCCACTAATTTCTACAGAGTAGGTTGTTCCTGGACAACAAATAGCTTCTAATGAGAAATTAACATTTCTAGATTCTCCAGTATATAATATTCTTCTATACAAAGATTCATTCATTTCAAATTCTTCTGATGCACCATTGAATTTCACAGTCTTGGGCCTTCTGTAATTCAATACTTTAATTGGTAAATAAGATGGTTTAAAATTATAACTTATACCAAAAATATCGTCATATGATTCAATTTGATTTTGGTAATTATTTGGAGTCAAACTCATACTTGTTCTTGATCCGTGCAGAAAATTTGCATTTAAATTTTGTCCATCAATGTAAGAACCAACTTGACCACTAGGAGGATTAAAAGTAAAAAATGAAGCTTGTGCGCTTACGATTGTGTTCGGAGCCACACTAAAAGAAAAGCCATCTAGAAAGCAACCTGTATATCTTAACCCTCCAACATCAACATCACAGTTTGGAGCAACGTCTGTTAAATTACTTTTCATATTAGTAATTAACGCCTTAATTGGATCATCATTTTGAATATTATATTGAAGCGAAACGTTATGAATGACAACATCATTTGTTACTTGGTTATAATAAGCTTGTCTTTTTCCTATACTTTTTACAGGTGTTACGCTAGATGTACTAGAAAAAGTCACATTTGTTGCTGCTAGAGACCCCGTAACATTATTAAAAATGAACCTAAGTGGGGTGTATTTAAAAGAATATATGTTCATATGACTATATTACACCATTAAAATGGATTTACTCCAGAATTGGCCACCCCAAAGGTCCATTTATTCTGGTCAGCTCGAATATTAGTTGAATCTGTGGTAATTTGTATTCTAACACCAGTAACATTATTTGCTAGGGATAAATCTTGAGTTAAAATACTAGTTGTTGATAAAGTATCTATTAGACTTGAAGTTCCACCTCCTCTGACCAAAGCTGTCATAACTAATCTATCTGGTTCTGTACTATTAGGTTTAAATTTGACTCTAATTTTTCTTGTATAAGTTACTGGCACAATCCAATCAGTTGTCCAAGGCGCACTTCCACCAGCAGTAATATTGTCTGTAGAAGTCGTATACTCTACATAAAGATTAGTTAATAAATCATTTGGTCTTGCTATTACACTATAACTCCAAAATCCACAAGTAGCTTCGTATGAAGCAATTTCTGCTTTTATAGTATCATAAGACTCAGTTTTATAAAAACAGTAAATTCCAACTCCAGGAGCTTGTATTACTGAATTATCAAAAGCATCATTGGTTATTTCTCCACAAATAGTTGTATCATAAATTATAGCATTGGTGTCTGCTCGTCTAAAGATAATTCTATTTGGTACAGAAAATGTTCGAAAATTTATTAAAATCCATCCAGGATCAGATCCAACATAAGTTGTTCTGTAAGGATATTGAGTAGATGGATAAAGCCCTTCTACTTCTGGAAGCCAGGTATCAGATGCCGCAAAATTAGCCCTATTCCTTCCGTAAATTGGACAGGGATTAAATTCTCTATATACTCCTATATCTTGAGTAAGATTAAAATCTGCTAAATCTTTTGCCCCTGTTAATGTGCTTCCATATCCATATCCATATCCAGTATATGGATTATATTGATAATTACAATTACAATCTTCTTTATAAGCGTTATGAACATATTTTGAATCAGTTAATTCAAAACTTGATAATTTTCCAGCTACATTAATAACGCCATCGATATCAGTATTAAATACATAAAATCTTATAGGAGTATTTTTAGGTACAATTCCATCCCATGGAGTATTTTTAAAATTGATAAAAGAATTGTAGTTACTATATATGTCGTAAAATGTCATATCCATTCTTGGGTTTATTTCTTTTAAAGAGCTGCTACTATTTAATATAAATTGCCCAGAAGATAAAGTTCCACTTGTTCTTGGTAATGGCACTATATTCCAATAAAAATCTCCGTGTTCTCTTCCTTGTCCAACTTTTTGTAAACTATAATCATCATAAGCAATTGGCCCTACTGTCACTCCTGCATTAATAGGAGGATATACATCATGCATTCTTTGAGATATTGGATTACCTTGTGTATCAGCTAATACTTGAGAAACCGTTCCAACTGCTGGTCCATTTGTTGCTAAAATTCCAACTCCATTTGGACCATTCATTAGGGAGACTGCTGTCCCAGTATAAGCTATAAATTCTATTGGAACAGAAGTAGCCCAAGTTGATCCTGTTGAAACGCAAATACCCAAAGATTCGGAATTTATGAAAGTTGCAGCTCCAGTTGTAATACCACTAGAATATATTTTATATCCATTTGCTAATGTAGTTCCAGAAAATCTATTTAATGTTGCAAATTGTGCTCCACCCCATGGATTGTTAAAGCTGGTCCACACAGTTCCATTCTGACGATAGGCTGTTATATATGTAAGGGCTGGAGAAGTAGTGAAATCTGGAGTTGCAAGAAATTCTATGTATTCATTATCTGTACCAAAATCATCATAAGATATTTCGTTTAGCCATATAGATTTTGTTTTTGGAGAAGTGGCTGTTCCAAAATATCCACTAAATGCATTTATGTTTCCTGGAGAACTTATTGCTGTTTTATATACAGGATCCATTCTTAAAGAAGTATAAAGTGTAAGTCGTGGTCCGATTCCACTATACGCTACAGTATAAGGCGAGTACCATATTACAGTTTGATTAGCTTCCGTGCCGCTTGTTATTACAAAAATTTGATTTGGATTATTTACCGAAATTCCTTGTGGAGCAATTAATCTATAATCAAATGGTGCAGGACCAAAATAAAAACTTTCTATAGCAAAATTTGAATCTGTTTTATTAAGTTCAGAAAAATTTACATCAATTCCGCAATATGCACAGTAGTCTATTTTCATTGAATCGTAATTATATATATAATTTGGAATATATTGTTGTTCTTTTCCCCAAAGTTGTTCGTATCCGTATTTTCGTTCGTAACCATATTTTTGTTCGTATCCATATTTTTGTTCGTAACCATATTTTTGTTCGTAACCATATTTTTGTTCGTAACCATATTTTTGTTCGTAACCATATTTTTGTTCGTAACCATATATTCTTTCTGGCAAACTATCTTCTAAACATTTTTTATAAATTCCACTGGCATTTGCGTTATTCAATAAATTAACTTTTAAAGATTGTATTCCTAACGCATCTTCACTATATCTATAAACTGCGCTTCCAGTTACATAACAATCTTCCAAATAAAAATCATATAAAAATCTACCATTTTGTCCTGTCCAAAATTCTCCAGTTACAAGATAATAACATGAATCACAAGAGTCTTGGGATATATTACTAAGCGCTTGTGCATATGTACTAACAAAACTATCTCCGCTAGCATACCCACTTCTTAAAGTAGAAGTAATAGAATTTGAAGGGCAAAGTCCACTGAAAGTCACAGTATAGTCACAATTTGCGCAAGAAATGGCATTCTGTGCTGCAGTTTGTAATTCTAAAGATTCAGCTTCTGCATCACAAACAGCTTTCACTTGATCTACAAAACTATCTCCTGAACCCGTAACAAATCCAGTAAAATAACAATTTGTATCATATTTAGAATTAGGAGTATACAATAATTTAGTATTCGCTCTTCCAGTTAAAAGATCAATAGGTAATACTCCATAATTAGATATAGTTAAATTAATTCCATTAGATATGTCTACTCCTTGATTTGAAGTGGGATTTCCTCCGCTTATTTTAAAAAAATAAGTTGTGTTACCGCTAAGTTCAAAAGATTTTTTTGTATTTGAATTTATTGTTGTATCTATAATATTAGTATTGATAGTTAATCCTAATGTTAATTTAAGTTCATTATTAATACTATTTGCGCCAGTATAAGCAATTGTTAATGGTATTTTATTATTAATACATGAAGAAAAAATAGGTGATAAAGTATCTAATTTTCCAGTAATGAAAATTCCAGTTCTTCCTCCAGAACTAGGAGCAGATATTTCAAAAAAGTTTTTTCCTGTGTAAAATGTATGATTTAAAAAATTATTAGGAGATGTAGTGGCATTTGAATAGGTAAAAAAATTATGACTACCATATTTTAAATTATTATGAACTACTAAAGAGTTTGAATAACTTCCGAATAAATTATATGTTCCAGTTAAATTTGTTGGTACAGATTTTCCACTTATTAAATAACCAGTCAATATTGGAAAATTATTATAAACATCTTCTGCGCAATCATATCCATATGTTTTAATTGCTTCTCCAGTATGAAAATTTATTGGCATTGATACTAAGCTCATAATTAACTACCTTTTGCTAGTAATCCTCCTGGCCTTTTTTGTTCGATAATTGTTTTAATGGTATTTTCTTTAATCATTTCAGTCAAAGCTTTCATCTTTTGTCCAGATGTTTTGTTTGTATCATCGTTATTATTTTCATCATTATTATTAGAATTACTAGATTTAGTTTCGGAAGTATTTCCATCACTTTCAATATTAATAGATATATTAATATTATTTACCATTCCTTCATTTGAGGTATTTTTACTTAAGGTGTCATTTAGACTACTTAATGTTTGAGCAAGATCAGATGATTGCGTTTGATTGTTGATACTAGTGTTATTATTAATAGTTGAATCTGATACCATTTGTTCAATAATATTTGGATTTTTGGATTCATTAATTGGCCCAACTTGACCACCATTCGCAAATTTACCAACATTTCCTCGATTTAGTTTATCAAAGAAATTTGATCCATATTTTTGTACTGCATCTTTACTAACTACGTATTCTCCGTTCATTAATAAAGCTGGAACATCATCTTGCGCCATTCCACCTTCTGCGAATTTAAATCTATTACTATATTGTAATCCAGAAGAAGAAGAACCTTCTCTTCTAGTATTTGAGTATGAAGTTCCTCCTCCTAACATACTCGCTAGCATTGGTGCACCTACTGCCCCTGCTCCAAGTAAACCGAACGTAGCTAATTGACTCATCATTGGGCTCATTCCAAAAAGTCCTCCTGCTCCAGCTGCTGCGGTTGAAGAAGTAACAGCTGTACCAGCCGAACCTATACCAAAACTTGCACCAAAACCAGTTGATCCTCCAATACTTCCTCCAATTCCTCCTGCTCCCCCTGCTCCTCCAGCAGCGGCTCCCCCAAATCCTCCAAATGCACCCATTAATAATGATCCTCCGATTGCCATACCAGCATTCAAGAAAGCAGCTTGCATGCTTTGTTTTTGTTTTCTATTATAAGCATCTAATTGTTGCTGATAAACATATTCTGCTTGTGCTTTTGTATAAATATTTTGATTTAAAGAATCATTTAAATAACTTTGGTAATCATAATAAGTTTGCTCAGTTTGCATTCTTTCTAAATTTGCTCTATTTGTTTCATCTGTTAAAGCATAATTACTTAATCTTGGATCTACTTTTGCTTCGCCTTTCATTTGAGCCATATAAGCTTGTAAAGCAGATATACCTTGGCCAATATCTTTTGTATTTAATCCAGAAGTATTTTCAAAACCACTCACTACATATTTATTTTCTAATTCTTGTTGAAAGGCCATTCCTCCATCCGCATATCTCCCTGTTAATCCATTGTTTAATGATTGTAAAAATCCCATTCCGTAAGCTTGTTGTAAACTTTTAACTGCTCTTGTATTTAATACGTATTCACCTTTAGATAACATCGCTGGAACATCGTCTACTACTCCAGACCCACCAGTTACATATCCTCCACTAGCATAACCTTTTACTAAACCTCCTTTAGCCATTCCTCCGCCCAAAAGACCTCCTAAGATTCCCATGTTTGATCCACCTAGTGATCCTTGAAGCATATTAAATACTCCGCCAAATAACATTTTAGTAGCTAATTGACTTGAGATTTGAGATATTTGATCTAAAATTTGAATTGTAAAATTATTAAAAGCGTCTCCAGCAGAGACAGTTCCATTAGCAAAAGCTTGAAATGCATTAGAGAATGAATCTTGAATATTTCTAGCTACATCGACTGCGCTTGTATTTAAGTCTTGAAATAATTGAGTTCCATTATAACTCATTTGATTAACAAAACTTTGAGCAGATCCAGTTAATGGATTATATGCTTGCGGATTTAAACGAGCAAGGTCTTGCTGACGTTGTAATGATCTATTTGCATATTCAGTAGAACTTAAATATCCAGAAGCTAAATCTTTTTGATCTTGTTTATAATCACGTATTAATTTTTCTCTTTCCGCTGTTCTCTCTACTTGCAAAGCTATATCCTGTTGAAGAGATTTTTGTTGAGTTAGATAATCAGTTGTAGTTATTTGATTATCCATTAATTTTTGAACTAATTTTGCTTGTTCGTCTTTTGCTTCTGTTACAATTCTGTCAGCATTAGCTTGATCTTCTAAAGAGCTTGTCATTTGGGTTGTGCTATTAAGCATATCTCCCATTAAAGCTCCACGTAAAGTTTCTTCAGTTCTGTTTTGTCTATTTAAATCAAGTAATTTAGATAAATTCTCTGCGGCGCTTTTAGCTTGTACTTCTGATGGATAATTCGTATCATTTACAGCGAGCTTTTGTTGTTCTTCATTTAATTTTGTTTGTAGAAAACTATTTAAAGTTTGAAGTCTTATCGATTTATTTTCTACGTTTCGAACACTTGTTTGAGCTGCTACGTTTCCATTAGCAATACCTTCTCCACTAGTTGGAACAGTAGGAGCAGTTGGACTTTCTCCTGTTACTCCAGTTGTTATTTGATCTGCTAACTCTTTTATACTTGCGGATTGTATAGCTATACCTTCGTTAGCTATAAAATCAAAAAACGCAGTAGAACTTTGCTCTATGTTTGGAATACTAGTTGAAATTGCGTCGTCAAATTTTTGACTTGCATTTAATTGATTTTCTGCAATTTGTTTTAATTGACCTGGACCAGTTTTAATACCAAAGAAAGAAGCTTTCCTTTGTAAATCAGCAGTAATTCCATTTATGATTTGATCATACAAACCTCCTGGTAATTGACTTTTATTATTTGGACCAATTTTAAATTCTTTTAAAGTATCTGCAATATTTAGTGCGCCTTGACCTTGTAAGATTGGATTCTTTGAGCCTAACATTCCTTGAGCACTTGTGAATTGTTGTGCTTTTTGGAAAAAATCTCCTCTTTTAAAGCTTTCTATTCCACCACCAAAAGTTAAACTTTGACTAATACTAATTAATTTTTTTCTAGCTAAAGTTTCCTCTTCAATGGTTCTTCTACTTGTTTCTTGAATTTTACTTGCGGAATCTAGTTTATTTATATAATCTGGTAATGATTTACTTGCTATTTCATTAAAGCTATTGGACGCTTCTATTAGATTTAATTTTATATCCTCATTCCCTTGTGACAAATTTTGACTAAAAATTATTAATTCCTTACTAGCCTCTGAAGCTGCTTTCATTCCTGCTTCTGGACTAATTGCAAATTCATTTGTAACTTTAGTTCTTAATTCATCTATTTTATTTAAACCTTTTATAATATCAGTATTGCTTGTATTTGTATTTGATGTTCTAAATTTATCCGCTGCATTTGAGCCAACTTCAGCAAGTTTTTGAACTATATTTTGTCTTGCTCCAAGTTTCTGTTGTGCAGCTTGTGCGTCAACTAATATTTTATCAAAATTAGCAGTAATATCGGTAAGCGCAAATTCTCCAGCAAATATTTTTGTTAATTCTAATATTCTTGATTTTGAACTTTGAAGTTGATTAGTAGAATTGGTAATTAAAGCTTCAGAATCACTAAATCTTTTATTAATTTCTATTATAGTATTTGTTGTTGCAGTTATAAATGTATTAACTGCATTTTTAACAATTTTAGTATAGTCTGCTCCCGCGCTACTACCTTTTTTACCTGATTCATATGCTTTTTTCAAATCTTCTAAACCTAAATATTTATTTAGAAGTTCTTCCCATGAAGCTTGATTAATACCTTCTGGTTTTATATTTTTTAATATATCTTTAATTTCTTCTGGTGATTTTGTAATATTTTCAATAGCAACTTCTGCGACACTCTTATTTAAAGAAGTCATTTGTGTTGGAAGCGCTTTTAATGCGTTGTCAAGAGCAGCTTTTTGTTTAACGATTGATTCTGGATTTTCTTTTAAATATCTTGCTCTTTCTTCTTCTGGAGAAGTTATTGTACCTAATGGTCCCCCAATTTGATTACCTTGTATAGTAGCATAATTTCTTAAAGTAGACATTACATAATCCATGGGACCAGTTTGTTGAGTTAAATTATATTCTCTTAAAGCTTTTTCTGCTTGTTGTGCTTGTAAAACTCCTTGTTGACTTTGAATTACTTGAGTTTCTATTTGTTGAACTTTAAGTTTATCTCCTCTAGAAAATGCTTCCATTAAAGCATCTCTGAATTCTGGCGCAATTCCACTCAGAGCAGAAGCTTGTTCTGCTTGTAATTTCGATAAATCTTGTTGATTTAATTTTATATTTCCACTTATTGCATTTGAAATTTTTTCAGTTACCACATTAAATCTACTGAAACTATCATTTAAACCATTAAGTTTTTCTTGAGATAGTTCTATTTGTTTTCCTAATTTTATAATTGGAGCTTCATCTATTTGTTTTTGAACATCTATAAGAGCAGTTACTCCTCCTATTAAACCTCCAACTATCGCTCCATAAGGACCACCTAATTGAGCTCCAGTTAATGCAAAACTTGCTGTGCTACTTACTCCACTTACTATTGATCTTCCTACTGTTGCGTTTTCTGGTAATGCAGAAGATATTGCTCCACCTAAAACTGGTAATGCAATTGAAGCCGCTAATCCTCCAGGACCAGTCGAAACATTTCTTCCAAAATCTTTTATTTTTTGCCCAAATCCTTGTCTTGCTCCAACCGTGGCTATATTTGAAATTCTTTTAGCGCTTTGCGCAGTTACTCCGTATTCTTTTGCTACTTTATCTGCTTCAATATTAGCTTGTTGCACAGAAATTTCTTGTCTAGTTAATTTTTCTTTAATAGATATTAATTTTTGTCTAATTTCTTGATTAGCAACCTTTGTATCTAATGCTCCTAAACCTCCTACTTCAAAATTAAATGGCGCAAAATTAGGAACAAATCCATGAGATGCTCCAGATTTTCTAGCAGAGAATACATCTTTAAATCTAGCAATGCCTTGTGCTAATCCAGCTGGTTCGTCTTTTGTATTATAAACTCCAAGACCAAGTGGATTTTGCGAGTTAGATAATCTTGAATCTTGACCAACCCTAATTGATGATGGAGAAACTCCAGCAGACACTTCTCTTGCTACAGAATTTGTTAGTGGAGAATAATTTGGTATAAATCCTTGGCTTTTTAAATTTTTATTTAAATAAGCAGATACGATAGCTTGTCTGCTCGCTTTTTCTTTATTAATTCCTTCTTTATCTAGTCCTGCTGTAGTTTGAAATACTCCTTTTCCTAAAACTCCACTAGCTCTAATAATTTTATCGGCCATCCCACTTCTATTTGCTGGACTAGAATCGTTAATTTTAAAATCTGCTAAAGGAGTATTGTAACCAAATAACTTTCTAAGTTCTGGATTAGATCTCAATACGTCAAATTCTAATCCTTCTGCGCTTGCTGCTTTAATTCCCAAAGCTAATCCTAGACCAACTTCAAATGCTCCTCCAGCAGCAGCTTGAACCGCTCCTCTTGCTCCTGGAGTTTTTTTAATTGCTTCGATTATTTCTGTTGGATTTGGTTTTTCGGCTGGAGGTTTAATTGATTCCGCATAATTTGCTGTTGCAATAGCAACTGCATCTTCTATACTTTTTTTTATATTGCCAATTGCTGCTTCATTTTTATACGCTTTATTATAAGTTTTAACTGGCCAAATTACTCTTGTTCCTGCATTAGGCCCTTTTTCATAAGTATATGATCCTTCTGATGAACCACTAAAACCTTCTCTAGGAACAAGCATTGTAGCAATTCCTCGTCCATCTAGAACAGATGTTGATTTAGATTTTGCTCCTAATGCTTTTTGAATTTCAGACTGACTTGCGGTTAATCCAGTATCTCCTATTTCAAATTTTTTACTAGTACCTATTTGTTTAAAGTTGCCTTCATTTTCTCTTATTATGGCATTTGAAGCTGTTGCGAAATTTGGTATATATCCAATTGCTGCATATGGATTAAATCCTAATTTCTTTTGAAATGCTTCTGCATAATTTTTTCCAGCACTACTTGCTTGAGGAGGCATAATTGCTGGTTGAGCCATTCCTGGAAATTGTTTTACTTCTTCTGCTTGATTATAAACTACTTGACCTGCTCCAGGAATATTCATTCTTGAAATTGCGCCTGGTTTGTATCCTCCTAGATATGCCCCATAAACTTCAGCTTGTTCTGGTGAAGAAAAATTAGGAATAAATCCACCACTTTTTGCTGAAATTTTTCCTCCTGTTGATGCTACTCCTCTACCAATTAAATTACCAGCTATTACGTTAGATATTCTTGCGGATTGCTCTCTTGCTACAGTTTGAGCTTGAATAACTTTTAGAATATCATTCTCAACGGCTAATAAACTAATCTCTTTGCTTAATATTCCTTGTATTAAATTAGGATTTTGAGATAAAAGATTATTTACTCTTTGTTGAATTTCTGCTTGCTGTTGGGTGCTTTTATTAATTTCCAGAATTTGACCTACAGCTTGACTACTAAATTTTGCTAAGTTTACAAATAACTTTCCTATAACTGCTCCAACAAGAGCTAATCCTGGTCCACTAATATAATTTCCTAAACCTTCTAAAAGTCCTTTAGCTAATTTTTCTCCTGGTCCCTTTGCATCTCCAATATTTATAGATTCTAATGCGCCATTAATATTTCCTAACACACTTTGAATTGCTGGTCCTAGAGTTAAACCGCCAATATCTGAAGCAAGTTTTGTAAAATTTGCAGAAGTTTGATTAATTAAAGCTGAAAATGTTTGATTTAATTGTTCGTTTCTTTTTACAGCTGCATCTGTAGCTCCTGAACTTGTATCTAAAGCATTATTATAAATAGAATATTGTTTACCTAAATCTCCTAATGCTGCTTTCAAAATGTTAATTTGGAAAACGCCACCAACAAGTTCTGCCACATTTGCTCTTTGGGCATCTGATAATCCATCAAATCTTTGAGCAAGTTGGCTTAATGTATCAATTGCTGGACGAAAACTTCCATCTAAATTTCTAACTTGAATATTTAGACTTTCTAATTGATCTAATACTTCTGTTCTTTCCAAACGGGTAAAAATAGTTTTTAAAGAATTTCCAATGACTGCTCCACCTCTAGCTGTTGTTTGTTGAACGCTTGTTACTAATGCTATTAATTGATCAAAATTAACACCAACACCTTCTGCAGATGAACCTACTCGTTGAATTGCTTCGGCTAAATCTGCACTACTAACTGCAAATGCAGCGTCAACAGTCGCTAATTTATTAACGATTTCTGTTGAGTCCAAAGCTACTTTATTAAAACTATTAATTGTTGCAGTAAGAGCTTCTGTACTTGATACAACATCTAAACCACTTAATCTTGTTAAAATTAATGCATCTCTTGTTCTTTTTAAAGTTTCTGCAACCCCTAAGCCTTGACGAGAAAATTCTGCTGCTGCTTGAGATATGGTATCAAAACTTTGACCAGTATCGCCTGCGATTTTAAATAATTGATCTCCAAATCCTTGCAAACTTTTAGAACTTAATCCAAGAATTGAATTAATATCTGCTAGGTTTTTTTGTACTTTAATTGTTGAAGTAATTAAAGCTTCAAACCCTTTTTGAACAGCAAAAATTGCTCCAGCAGAAGCTCCGAATGCTAAAACACGAGCATTAGACGCATCTAAAGATTTCCTAAATTCATCTACTGCACCAGTAATTCGACCAAGAGGTTGAGAAAATGCTTTTTCATTTAATCCCTTTAATTGATAATTTTTACTAAGTGCCGCAGAGATATCATTCTCTAGTGGCCTTGTATCTGCACCTACTGGGACTCTTCCGACTACATTAGCCATTCCTTATACCTCTTTCCTGTGATAAATTACACTAAATATTAAGCATTATGTAATTTTATGAGGTCTTGGAATGACAATGATCCGCCTTTCTTTTCTGCTTCTTTTACTAAACTTATACCATCTTTATTTTCCATACCGACTTTCTTTAAATCTTCAGCAGAAGCTCCCACGAGAGATGTACCTAAAGTTTCTTCTGATTTTTTATTTTTTGATTTGCCTAATAATTCATTAGTATTTTTCGATCCTTCATACCAATCAATTAATGCTTCTGGATCTTCCATAACATTGTCTGGTGGTCTTGTTGTGCTGTTGGTTAATATATTCTTATAATATTTAGCACAAGCAAATAGCTCAATTTGACTAAATGTTAAATTTATAACAGGTTTCCCAAAAAATACATAAGGATCATCATCACATAAATAAAATGAATTTAAAAAGAACCCCGAAAGTGATATCTTCTTAATATTCTTTTCTGTAATTTTAGATAATCCAATATTATATTTAGCGTAAAATTCAAATAATTCATTATAGTCTAATTCATCAAATTGCTCTTCTGTGAATAGCCTATTAATTAAACTTTCGTCTTTATACAAAGAACAATATACATAGTATTCGTTTATTTTCTTGTTTGTATACGATTCAAGGGTAGTACCTAGTAACTCTTGTTTTTCTGCTGATATTGAATTTAAATTATCCTCATTTTCTTTGATTTGTTTATTAATATCTTCAATATCTCTTGATAATATAAGCTTTGTCTTAGTATATTTAAGGTTTTTAATAAAATCCCTTAATTTGAGTACCTCTTCTTCTCTGGCTTTTGACCAATTATCTTTAGCTATAAGATTATCCATCTGAGTCTTTTCGTCTAAAAGACCTAATTTTCTAGCTTTTGCTTCTATTTTTAATTTTCTAGTATTAACAAGATTAATATCTTGTAGAGAGAAATGCTTTATATAAAAAGATATTTTACTATCGCTATAAAACGAATAACCGTTTATAATATCGTAATATATTAATTTATATTCCTCTTGGTTCAAAGTTATACATTTTCAAATGTTACCAATTTTTCAAATTCTTCTTGAGTACTAGCTCTTCCCATGTACCAGAAGCTAATATAAAACGCAAACTTTTTAACTACAGTTTTTAACCATTCATCAGTACCATCTTCAAACGCGTCATATATTGCTAATCTTTCTTCATGAGTACCTTCGCCAAATAAACAGGCTTCCTTATTTTCCTTGTCTATCATATAAGATAGATTCAAAATCCACCAAAGAATAGTTTTATTTCTTGCTCTATTTTCTGCCGTTTGATCAAATAAACTAGCTTGTGCAATTTCAAAATCTTGAATTTCTGTTCTAAGATTAATAATTTCAGCAGTTAAGTTATCGAAATGTTCCTGTTCATCTTTTGATCTTTCGTTCTTTTCTTTAATAGACATTTTTTGATATTCATTTTGTTTTTCAAAAAGTTTTAAATAAAATTCAGCATACTTTTCTTTATCTTTTTCACTTAAAGCTCCGCCATCATTTGAATACCTCTTAGATAATAAGGATCTTGTCAATAACCCAGCTTTAATTCCTTCTGAAAGTCTTACAGCATAAAATAGTTCGGCTTCTTCAAACATAGATCTTGTTGGTTTTTTAATAAAGAAATTACGAGGAACAAGCTCTTTGCCCTTGGAGGTAATCTTTATTTCCTTACCACCTTCAAGTTTAGTTTCAATTTTATCTACCTCTTCTTCTTTTTTTACTATAAATTCATATATTTTTTTAGTCATATTTTTATACTCCTACTTTTAAAGATTCAATAAAACCTTTTGTTTTTTTATAATTAGCATTTCCACCTATAAGTTTTATAAAAACATTTTGTTTTTCTTCGTTCCAAGAGCTATATTGATTTAAAAAATTTTTATTTTTAAATGTATTCAAGGAAGGATTTTTAATTCCTAATTTGTTTAATTCTCTTTGTATTGCTTGCATCTCCAAGTTCGCTTGGATAATAGCATCAATAGGAAAACTAATATATTTATTTCTCATTTTCATCTTTAAATTCCATTTTAATAAAGTCAAAATTTTTCTCTATATCTCTTATTGTTTCGTTACCTATATCAAGTATTTTCTTTCTTAAGTAATTATATTTATTATCATCAAAATAATCAATATTTTTTAATGTATTTTGATCTATTTTGCTTGATATTTTATCTATCATAGTGTTATGATCTTCTTGAATATCTTCTATTAAATTAAGATATCTTTTGTATAAATTAACTAAACTTTTATGTATCTGAAAAGATACGTAATCTTTTACTTTATTATTATTTTGCATAGCTTATACCTTTTAACCGACCTTTTACCTACATATGTTTACACTAAAAACCCCGCCGAAGCGGGGCTTTTAATATTAACAATTAATTAATAGTTATTAGTTTGTGCCAGTTGGAACACCAATAAATAATCCCTTATCAGTTTCGCTTGGTCCGCCCAAGAATGCTGAATATTCTAAAGAGATTGATTTATTTGCTCCGATTGAACTTGTGAATGATTGAGATGTTAGTTTAGCTCCTCTTAGAGTATATGATAATGCTCTTTTTTGAGCTCCACCTTCGCAAGTTTTTGGAGATAACATATTGATTGTTAGATCTGCATCTGAACAATCAGAAGCAATTACTGCGGAGAGATTTTCTGCTTCGATATCTCCAAGTACTGCGTTAATTGATGCGCTAACTGTTACTGGGAATGTGATTTCTCTTGAGAAAGCAAATCTATTTCCTAATTTTTGAATTGGATCTCTTCCAAGATCAAAACTAATTGTAAAGTCTTGAATTTTTAGATCTTCTTCTACTACTCCCTTAGCACCAGAGAATGTTACTGTGATATCGCCTGGTCTTAAAGCTGTAAATCCAGATCCAGTTGTTAAACCAGAAATGGCGAAAATTCCAGTAGCATCACTTCCATCTGCAGGATTAATTGCTGGTACGACTCCAGTGGTTTTATCATAGAATCTCATATTTAAACCTTCTACTGAAACTGAAACGGTTGGGAAACTTCCTACTGCAGCATTAATACTATAAGAAGTTAATCCTGCATTTCCAATTCCAATAACTTTTCCATTTCCAGTTACGTCTGCTTGATTTAAATTAGCGTCTGTTCCTTCTGGAGCAACTACGATATAATAATTTTTAACATCTTGAGCGCTTGCTCCACCACTAAGAATATTTCTAAGAGCTGGAATACCACTTCCACCAACGCTGGAATCTACGGCTAAACCTAGAGTTGTTTCGTTTTCACCAGAATTTGCATAGTAAGTAAAATCCATACTAACTGTTGGAGCTTCAAGAATAACTTGATCAATTGCACCGATTTGTCCATATTGATTTACATTTTGTCTGGCAATATTAAAACTATAGTTTGCGCTTTGTACGCGATTTAATTGTTTTGATCTTGGAGCAGCGTCTGCGACGCTACTTCCACCTCCACTTGGTCCTACAAAAATTGCTTCTGATTGATAAATTACTCTTTTTCTTGGCATATAAAAATTCTCCTTAAGTTATACTCTTTATTACATTGTTTTTAAAGCAAAGAGAAATAATTATGCATGTGGATATCTGAAATCTGATAGTTCAAAGTCCACAAAAGCACTAAATATTTCTGGATTAACGTTATTTTGATATTCGTACCTATAGGGTATAATTTTACTAACGTTGACAGTTTTAACATAGATTAAATTTGGATTAACTATACCAGAAACAAGATTAATATAATTAAAATTATTATTCTTGGTTATACCATAATTATCAAAAGGCATATTGTCTTGTGATATTAAAGGCATATTTTTTCTGGCTGTATCTCTTAAAATGGAGCAAACTGCGTCCAAAGAGAACAAATTATCTGCCATTACTATTGCTCTTACTTGTAATAAAGTCTCATCTTGACCACCTAAAGCGAATGGTTTATTTTGACCACCATTGTTTTTTAAAAATATAGCTGGATAAGTTAATGCTGAAGTAGATATTCCAGTAGGATTTTGTGTTACTTTAGGGTTAATTTCAAATTTTGTTTCAAATATTAATTGTTCTTCGGCTAAACTAGTTAAATATATATTAAAATCTTTCACAGCATAGTTACCACTTATGCCACTACCAGCTGGATCAGAAGAAAAGAAAGCATATCCTACATTTGGATTAATACCAGAAAACCCACTAGTTCCTGGGGTTATATATGTGCCATTCAAATATATGCCAGACATTAAATTGACACCACTAATAGATGCATCTACTACGACTTGCTTAAATGGTAAACTATAAGTATAAAATCCATTAACCAAACTATCAACTGGATAAAAATTACCAGAATAATTAGTAAAAGCTTCACCTTTAGATAATATTTGATTATCTAACCAAAGAAGCATGTTCGACATTACTATATTATCAACTTGTGATTTCATCTTTTAACTTTCGTATAAAATTTAGTCATTATCTCGTTCATATATGATACAGGTCTAAAGTTGCCTTGTCTAAAAGTTCTTCTTCCTTGTAGTCCTTTTCCTGATCTACTATTTTTAAACATTCTACCATAAATATATGCTCCAAATCCAGATATGCCATTTTCTATTCCTCTAATCCAACTGTTTCCTTGTTCAAACGGCAAAGATCCAACTGCTTCAATTTCTTCAATTGAAGGAGCAATAACATCAAATTCAAAAGATAAATTAGAATCACTATCAGAAACTTTTGCTTTAGGATTTAAAGTTACAGTATTCAATTTATTTCTTACTGGTTCTGTTGGATTAGATCCTTCTTGAAATCCTATATAAGTTGTTAAATTTCCAATTCCATTTAAAGTTTGAGAAATATTTTCTGAATCTGCACCAGCTTCTAATTCTCTAGTTACAGGATGATCATTATAATCTTCTAAAAGTTCTTGTTTAATTTTACTCATTTCTTCTTGAGCTTGTTGAAGAGCTTGGTCTTTTATTGAAGAAAGATCAAAACTTTTTAAAGATTTCATTAGAACTGATCTATTTATAGACACAGGCATTATGTTATCTCCTTGATAATAAATTCATAATATTGTTTTGTAAAAAAATATTTTACTGTTCCGCTGGATATAACATTAAAAGATTTTCCGTCAAATACAATTTTTTCTGTTTTTTCTTTTGCTATGTAATCTTTAGCAGCAGAATCTACAATCATTGTTACATAATTTTGACTTGCAACATAAGCGTTGATATCTGCTATTAAATTTAAATCTTGATTGTTGTTATATTTTACAACAGCATAAAAATCTTGACTTCTTGGAATGTATTCTACTTGCTGAGAAGTAGCTTGTCCATTTTGACCATAACCAAATAGTTGAGTATTTGTGTTATTTTTAATTTTTTTAATTGGCTCTTTGTGAACAGTAATAAGTCTTTTGAATGTATCAAACCATTGAGTTGCCGATTCAGAAAACCAAGCTTCATCATTTGCTGATATAAAGCTTGCCATAAGTTTATAAACTTTCTATATTTCTACTGTAGCTATAAGATCTGCCTGGAGCTTCGATTGTATCATCTCCAGCAACTTGAAGAGGGGTAACTGCATTGAGTTCATATTTATCAAGTAACATTTTGAGTGCTTCATCTGATTGTTTTTTTAGATCTGAATAAGTTTTAGCTAGTTCATTTTTATTAACTCTTTTTGCTCTGAAACCATTTTGATCTATTTCGATTGTGCTATCTGTGCTAGCTGCACCAAGAGCATTACGAAAAAGACGCTCGTAGTAATATACTGTGTATATTTTTTTGAATATGGTTTTTTCATTAATACCAAAAGGGTCTTTTGTCTCATCTGAACTGTATATTTCTAAGTTAGTATCGCTAATTAAATATGGTTTACCTAATAGCACATTTAATTTTCCTATATTAGTTCGTAGCCAGTAAGCTACTGAAGCAATACTTATATCACTTGGCTCGCCTAATTCACGGTATACTTCATCTGCAACGTCTACAATTTTAGTGGTCATATAATAGATATTACACTATATAATAATGATTTTTTAGCTCAAATTCAAAAATGGATATAAAAATTGAATAGACCCAGTATTTAAGCCAGAACCATCATCAAGATAACTATTATTTTCGCAAAAGCATAGTCTAAGGGTACAACTATCTGCTTTACCAATAGTTCCATCGTTTTGCGGAGTATTTACAAATGTTGGAATTGTTACTCTATAAGTTAAAAATTGCCATTGATTAAATACCGAACTTTGGTTTATTTCATCAAGTTTTTTAAATTTTATAATTGGTGAACCGAGCCATTGGTTATATGCTTCATAAGTTTTAGCTGGATCATATGTATCAAAAAATGTATAAGTAGAATTATTTCCAAGAAGATTAACTCCACCACCATGTATTATTGAATAATTTAAATAGCTATTAAAGGAAGCTGATTTTGTAAAATGTATAGCAATTGCTCCAAAATTTAATGATCTCATTGGGTCATTACTAGTTACTTTATAAAAACATCCAAAATCAACATAAGTTTGAGTAGTAATTGAAACAGAATTAGCGACTATAGTGTACATACTCCAATCATTAGCAAGATTTGTTGTGCCTATAGGATTTTTTGTAATATTTCTTTCTCTTCCAACTCCTAATCGTGAGCCAATTCCTGCAGCTTTTAAACAATGAATATTTCCTCCTCCAGCTGGTATACTTTCGGCGCTGTCATCTGATTTTAAATAAAATTTTACAAATACACCATAATATGGTGAATATTGACCCCAACCATTTGGAGCTTTTTCTGTCCATTTAGTTACTCCACCTTCAGTAGGTAAAACTATAAATTCATTATTAGGATATAAAGAATTATTATTTCTTATAGATCTAGGAAGATAAGGAAAAGCTTTATTGCTACTTATAAAACCAGAAGAAGTTGATGGCAAGACTATCATGTGCTAGTATTTCCATACATTATGTATCCATTGTTTCCTGTATGAAGAATTGAAATTGTTGCATATTGAGCTGCTGTTCTAAATTGATTATTATAACTACTAACTATAACATTAGATCCAATACCAGTAATTAAAACTTGTCCCGAACTAATTTGAATTATTGAAGTATTAAATCCAATTGGATTGCCACTAACAATTGATCCAGTTATTATAGTTGGTGAATTAGCAAGTATCACTCTACTATTTTGCGTTCCTGTTATATTGAAGTTTGCTGAAACATTTAAAAGATTCGGAGTAGCATTAATTAAATTAGAATTATTTAAATCTAAACCAGAAGTAAAATTGCCACTTCCATAGACTGTAAAATTATTACCAGAAATAACTAAAAAGTCTCCTTGACCAGTATCGCCAAATGTTGTATCTTGTATAAAAGTTTTAGTTCCAGAGATAGTTTGGTTTCCTGTTGTAAAAACAATATTACTAGATGTTGAATTTACATAGCCGCTGAGATTGTTTATTCTGGTATTTAAAGTAGAGCCAGTGCTTGCTAGATTAGTGATAGTTGCATAAGTACTAGAAGCAGATGAAGTCGTAAGATAATTCCCAGTCAATGTACCGCTAAGTGAATTTATATTAGAATTTAAAGTCGAGCCAGTTGAAGCAAGGTTAGTAATCGTTGCGTATGAGCTTAAATTAACTCCAGTAAGTACTGGATTTCCAGAAATATAAATTTGACCAGAAGATTGAACCGTAGAATTAATTAAATTAATCGTA